TTAGCAATCCTCTTCATCTTCAGGTTTTGGTGGATTTAAGCGGTTAGCAAGATTTCTAAGACGCTCGACTTCACGTGTAAGTGCCATTTCAACACTTCCGTAGTGATCATCTTTTCTTCTGTAGTCATCGCTAAAACCCGCAATTTCATTTGCCCTGCGCTTAAGGATTTCTGATATTTGCTTTTGCTCGCTGGCGGTTAATTTTATTGTTGCCATCAATTACCACCTTGTTCAAAACATCTTTTATATCTATTCCTGTACTTTTCATCGCTAAGCTTTGATAAAAAGCTCGATTCTATTAAAGGCCAATCAGCAGAACTGTTAAAAATTGCCGCTTGCCTTTTATCGCATGACCACCCTGTATTACTATCAGTTTCACCTTCAACCCATTCAAGGTGCTTGCATTGATGGCACGACTTACTTAGGTTGCCCATCACTCACCACCCTTATTGCTTATAGCCTCATGTTCAAGCATTAAGGCAATTGCTGAATCAAGTTTCTTGTTTAATTCAATTGCCGCCTTTTTAGTGAACCAAAGCGCTTCACCTTTCAATTCAATTTCTATAGGGAAGTTTTTGTTTTCTTCCACGAAATTAACTTGTGCCGCCATCACTCACCACCTTCATTAGATGCGTCTGCCGCGAGTGCCGCGCTGTTCGTTAATCGCCATTTTATTGGCAATGGTTTTCGCGAGGTCTATACCTTGCCAATGTGCCAGATCAGTAACTCTTAAAATGATGTCGGCTAGTTCAGTCCCAAAACAGTCTGAAGGTGCTTCACCGCGACATTCGTTCACGGCTTCGCCAACTTCTGAGGCTATAAGTGCTAGAGCCTCTAAAACTGTTTTGTTATGCCAGCCCATTCGCTCAACCCAATCAAATTGTTTCGCGGCAATTCTATTAATTGGCATCCCATGATCTAAAATTTCTATATCAACTTTCATCGCGTTTACTTGGTCTTTCAATTGCTGAATCTCGGTACCCAGTTTTTGTTTAACATCGAGTAGATCGGTGGCAGGAACATAAGCACCAAGACCTTCAACATTGATTTGTCTTGAACCGTTGCCGTCTAAAAACACTCTGCGTTTAGTTGTCATCACTTACCTTCCTTTGCCAATTCCTCGGCGAGTCGTTTTAAAAACTGTTGGGAGCGCCAATCTTGTTCGCGTGGCATGGCGTACCACTTCTTAAGCGCTTCGCGAATTGCGGTTGATTGCTTCATGCCGCTTCCTTGGTGCGTTCTACAGCCCACCAAGCAACAGGGCCATCTTCGGTATCGTGAATTGATAAAAGAATGGCATCGGCACTAGGCGCTTCTGGATTCCACTCACCAAAACCAGCATCACCATTTTCAAAATAATGAATCCATGCCGGATGATCTTCAGTGATTTCAGAATCCATGCGGTTAATAACTAACTGAAAATCCATTTCAGCTTGCCACTGCTCAATCGCATCCTTAGAAATGCATTCGGCACCGTCAAAATTTGGAAGTTGTGAGTGCTGATAATCACCATACCCATCACGAACAACTGTTTCTGTATTGAATTTCATACTGACTCCTTAATGGCTTTTTCAGCTTTCTTTTTGAGAGTGACAGCCGTTTTGTGCAGCGTTTTTTTATTACTGAGTGAGGCTGTGGCGGCAATTATTTGATTTGCCATTGAAAGGGCTTCTTGTGGATCGCGCTTGAGTAAATATTGAAGTGACATTTTTGCATCATCAGCGCTGGTATTAAGGTATCCCTGCAGCTTAGACATGATGGTCACCTTTAAGCCGTTTAGTGGACGCCATTTTTATACGCGCTAATAGCAAAACCGTTTCTTTAGCGTCGGCATGAGCGCGGCCTAAACCCATCTTGTTGACAACGGCATGCTCTGCGGTGGTGACAAGCATTAAATTGCTAATATCACAGTTGGTGCGGTCGTTATCGATGAACCAAATTTTATGGCTTTCGGGCACTTTACCGTGGTGTTTTTCCCACTCGATAATGTGTTTTAGTCGCCATGTTCTAGGCTCAGATACTTTTACCATCACAAAGCCGTCTTTATTATCGATACGCTCTGATCCAACAGGTTTGTGGTTCAGTGGCATATCGCCTTTTTTAAACTGGGTTGCTGCAGAATTTCCGCCAGCTTGCCAACCTTTCATCCCAGCATTCCACGTTTTACAACCAGGATTAAATCGGCCAGTACGTCCCGATTTCATTTTATGGTTGCGGGTGAAAGCACGGATCTGATTAATCGTTTTTTCAGTACCAAAGGTATGGTTAAATGCCGTGGTAATTTGCTCGATGGTGAGGCGTTTATATTGCAGCTTTACCCACTCATATTGTTCGTCGGTAAAACTGCGTAATTTGCCTTTCGTTATTTCACCTTGTTTGCGTCCACAGGTGATACCGTGGTTCGAACATGCGGCTTTAATCTGCGATAGCGTCTTGGTGTAACCAAAGGCACAATTGAAAAGTGCTGTGGTTTCAGCAAGTGACTTTTCAGGATACGTTGCACGCAAAAAATCAAGCATGGCAACAGTGAAGAAGAATCTAGCCATTCTTAGCCTCCAACATTTCAGGGAGTTTTCTACCTACGCCCATGTCATTTGCTGCTATTTGCGCATCGAGTGCTAAACGTGCGTTAGCCACAATTTGTGTCGAAATTTGAGTGACTGACTTGGAACGATGGATTTCATCTTGCAGCGCTTCACCTTTTAAGCTTTCGTCAGACAGTCGCTCAAGCTGTGCAAATAGGTGATTATTTAGGTCTATAAGTTTGTTTTTCATGCTGCTTCACCTGCAATATTTTCTTGCTTAAGCGGGATTTCGATTGAGCCTTTTACCTCGTTGCTAAACTCAACTTTGATGGTGCCATGCTCGCCAAACAGTCTCGCAAACTCAGCAGTGTTTTTACTGATGTAAGTGATCACGCTGCCCTTGGTGCAACTATCTGCTTTGCTGCCATCGGCTTTTTTGTAGTGCACTCGACCATGTGGGAAACATTGAGAATATTTAAGCAATGGTAAAAACCAGCCTTCAGATGAATTACAGAATGTGATGATCACCGCCTCTTTTATGTGGCCGCTTTCATACTCGTAGATCACCTTATTTATCCAATCGCTATTACCTGGGATCGGCTTATCAATATGATGGCCGCGTTTAATACAGGCTTTTTTCTTGCATTTAGTTGGGCAGGGTTGCTCACCCCTGTGAAATGGATGGTTCATCCAAACCGTGCCATGCCAAGGCTGAGATAGCCCGTCAATTTCTTTAGTGAAAATTGTCTTGGCATTAATGCTGGCATTAGCAATATCGTTGCTTGCTGGGTCTAAATCTATTCCACCCATTAGCTGGCTTGCTAACTGAGGCCATGGCTGTGGTGTGTAATATTCAAAACCCTGTTCTGCATTAGATTGGTTGATAAGATTGGCGTTATTTACTGTGCTCATGGTTAACCAGCCTTGCTAATTTGATGGATTGAATCAGTTAACTGATAACTGGCTAATTGTTTTTCGAGTTCAACGATCCGCACATTTGCCGCGGCTAACTTGGCAAGATGCTTTTCCCAGTCGATTTCTTTGATGGCTTCGATAGTGGCCGCAACTTCTTCGAGGCGTTCTTGTCCGCGTACAAAGTTCGAGAGTTGAACATCGTGCTTTATTGCTGCTCGCCAAGGCGCGCTTTCCAGATAGGTGACGGTGTAGTGCAACATCAGAGCTTTTATTAGGTTGTCTGAGCTGATTTTGGTCAGTGACAGCATCAGCTCTATGCGCTTTGGTGATTCAAAGCCTGCAATGAGAAGGTTCATGCTGCCACCTCTGGGAAATAGGTTATTTCAACGCTGGCGCGAACTGGGTCGAGCTTTTGCTGCATCGTTTTTAGAATAAGGTTTGATGTCAGCATCACGGCATCGGCGTTGGCGAGTAGCTTGCCTGTTTTGGGGCAAATGCAGCGGCCAGTAAAGTCTTGGCTGTTGCGGGTCCAAATGAGGTTTTGGTAAGCGTAGCGCCAGTGTCTTTGGCCGATTGATTCAGCCACGTTTGCGGCGCTCGCCAGCGCTTTAAGCATTACTGTGGTGGTAAATAAACTGGTTTCGCGCTCTTTACTGCCAAGGGATTGGAGCTCCATTGCTGCGCCCATGGTGTTCCAAAAGTCATAGGCAAGGGTGGCGTGGAATGGCTCAAAGTTTTTCTTGGTACCCAGCATGATGGCCGTGGCGTCTTTAATTTGTTTAAAGGACCAATAGCACTCGCTCTGTGCCGTGGGTTTGTTTGTCGCAAAATCAACACGGCCTTGCATCCAGTCGATTTGGTTCACTATATCCATGGTGAGCTTTGATAACTCATCCCTGTGGTTATAGGTATCTGACAAACCTTGAGGCGGCTTGCTGGCATTTTGGTTTATATCGGTAAACGCTTGCTGGCGTTCTTGCAGCGATAAATTCATGTACAGGGTGATAGAGATTGAGTCTTGCGACAGCTCCGGTGATTTTTCGAGTGCCTTTGCGATACCTGTGGCGCGGTGCTGGCCATCGAACAGTTTGATAATCGAATCAAGGCCGATTTTTAACACGCCAACTACGCCGCTGATTTCGGACGCTTCGAACTTTGGCGCATCGCCGCCTGTTGGCACTTCAACCACGCCGATGATGCCTGGCAGAAAATACCCCGTTGGATTCGTTACCATGTAATTGCCAATGGATTTAGCACGGGCAGGGTTAACTTTGCGTTGGCTGCGGTCGAGCACACTGCCGGCATCGTCAATGCGTAACATACGAACTAGTACACGCATTGACATGATCACGGTGTAAAACACTTTACCGCCTTGTACGCCCACCACAGCGGGCATTGAGTAACACATATCCATCATGCTTCTCCCTGTTCTAGTTCGTTTTCTTTGAGTTCATTCACGCATTTGGGGCACACGCAGACAAAGTATTCATTGTCGTTGATGGCCTTTTGCCAACCTGACTGGCTTAGGCCTTCGGTGATATCTGCCAGTACGTTTAGGCTCTTGCGTGGAATGAAGTGCGTTTTAGTGCAGCTGGTGCAGGTAATTTGGTAGCCTTTCACCACCTCGATTTCTTCAAAATCGGGAGGGGATAGGGTTAACATGTCTTTTCTCCTTTAATCTTGGTTTGCTTTCTCCTTGCCTTGCTCGCTTTCAATTCTTCGCAGGTATCCGACAGAACAAAGCTAAGGCCATTGCGTTCGCTGTATTGCTCTGCGCAGCTATAGTTTTCGTAAGGATTTAAACCCCAAGTGATACAGCCGCAATGTGGGCAGTTACCGCGAGTTTTACCTGTGGTTTGGCGGGTGCGTGGGCGTTTGGGTTTGCGAATGCCTACAGCGGTGATCATTCGGCGTTCGTTGATGTTGGCGGCTTGGAAAGTACGGCGAGCGATGGCGTCTATATCCGGCTTGGCGTAGATGTTTGCATCAATGCCAAGTTCATCGATACGCGCAAGCGCGTTGCGGTAGCTGAATACCACGGCGCCTTTGTAGTTAACACTCAAAAAGTCAAAGGTTAACCAGTAAACGTCATTACCGTCCCATCTGCCTTTTTGAGAGATAACGTATTCATCACAGCCTGACTTTTCGCCAGAATCGCCTAGGTACTGACAATCAACACGCACGGTTGCCAATTCATCCACAAGCTCTTTGCATAGCGGAACGTCAGTGTGACGGATGTTGAATTTGCGCTGTGCTTCTTCAAGCGTAAAAACTTCAGCAAGATCGAGGTTACTGGTGTAGCCGCCTCGGTCTGCCCAAAACATGCAAGTACTGCCAACGTTAGAGCGCGAATCGCGCAGGTAGAATAATTGGCTCATGCTGCCTCCTTGCTGGCCAGTTTTTCATTTGCATGTGGATTAACCCAAATGCACTCGGTACGCAGTCCTGTTCCATTGGCTGCAGAGCAACGCGCTTGCTTTTTGTGTAATGACCAACCAACTAGCATGTCGTTATAAAGCTCTGTCTCGTAACCGCTCAACACGACCATCCCATCAACATTAAGCAGTTGATCAAGTAACGCTTGATGCTCATCAATAGTCATTTCGTGCTGATAAACCCCTTTATTATTTCTTAGCTGCCGAGTCTCTTTGACGTATGGCGGATCAACATAAAACAGGGTGCTATCGGCATCATGTGAGCGAATGCAATCAGGAGCAGGGCGGTTCTCAATGTTTACTGCTTGCAGGCGTTCACACACATAAGCCAGCATTGGAGGATATTTAGCCCATAGATGTGCGCTAGTGTTATGCGCTCGTTTTGCCTCTGAGCGGAAACCTGTAGGGTGGAATGTTGCTGCACCTGATCCAAATCCCATTGTCGAACGCACAATAGTGCGGCGGGCTCGCTCGATAACACATTCAGTTAATTCGTATGACTGCAAAAACTCATCACGCGAATAAGGTGTTAAGTGACAAAATTCAATCAGTTGCATGCATAAATCAGGGTTGCGCAACACTTGAAACAAGTTAAAAATGTCTTGATCAAGGTCGTTATAAACTTCGCCGTGTGAACGTTCTTTTTGTAGCAATACTGATGCGGCTCCGCTGAATGGCTCAACATAACAATGGTGTTCAGGAAAGAAGGAAATAATCCATTTCGCTAAGCGATACTTACCGCCGTGATAGCGTAAAACTGGGTTGGTTAGCTTGCTCATGCTTTCACCTCAACTTTTGCGGCTTGATAAGCACTTTTTACGGCTTCATATTCGCTGCCAAATATCTCAGTCGCATCGATAAGACTAAGGCGGGTATCAAGGTAAATAACATCATCGTGCAGGAACAGCGAAAGCGGGGCGAATAAGCAGTCACCCCAATTTGTACCAATCGCTTCTAGTAAAGGTATGCGTGAAACTTCTTCAGGCATCATGGCATTGTATTTAGCTCTGATAGCTTCTAACGCTTCACGATCCGCGGCTTTCGGCTTGCCGTATTTGGGGGATGAAGCAAAGCAATTAGCAGCTTTAGGCTTGAACCATAAGTGATTATTTTCAAGCTGGTTGAAGTTGTGAAAGTTAATACCAGCAAACGAAATACTTTCAACGCGATTGCTAAAAATAGGTTTGCCACCGAAGTGGTCGGCTAATTTAGTCGCTTGCTCAATCAAGTTTGCTTTAGCCGCATCAAAGGCTTTGAATGCTTGCACTGCGGTTTCATTGGTAATTTTGTAGTAACTCATATCGATTCTCTCTGCTCTGTTTTCACTGCACTTAGGGTTGCGTTACGCGGCTATTTCGCCGTTGTAGACCACCCAACTGACAATCTCTTTCTTGGTCTTGGGGTTAACCTTGCCTGTAGGTTTGCGATAACGAACATGCAGGTCGCGGCATTGGTCCTGTTTTTTTGCTAGCTCAATGTATTGCGCGCAGAGCGAAGGCGTTGAGAGCGAGTGCGACAGCTTTTGTGGCTTCATAGTTTCAAACTTGGCCTTTGCCATTTCATCTAGCTTGGCTTGGTATTCCGCGGGGCTGAGTTCGCGACGCTTCGGCTGTACGCCTTCGTATAGGCTGCACTTTTTAGCCGCTTCTTTTTTAGCTATGGTCATGGACACGCCGTATACGAAGAACATGGTTAACTCCAAACTGGTGATTACTCACTAGGCTGATAGATGGAATAGGGTTGGTTTGAGTTGAACTTGTAAGGATTACTTACACGTTCACATTGGGGGCTTAGCTTGGTGTGCAGGCTAGTCGTGCATATTCAGCGTTGAGCAGGTCTTGCGCGCTGCGCTGGCCGTGTTTTTGCTTTATCTCTTGCCAGCTTTCTATCAGTCGAACCCAAGTGTGTTTTGATTCGGGATAGTCGATGATCAGCTGGTTTAACTCGGCTATCGAGCGGTCGCAGTAAAATGCCATGGCGTTATCGCGCAATCGGCCTTGTGCTTCTTGCTTGAGCTCGTTCGCGAGCATTCCCACTAATTTGTCGCTGGTGGCATGGGCCTGTGCATCAAACATGGGGCACCTGCTTTAGGCTGCGAATGACTTGATGTTGGAAGCAGCGATTAATCCAGCTGCAGGTTCGGTCGCTGATGGTGATTTCGGTCGCGATTGGCAGGGCTACTCGGGTAAGTTTTACGCGGCCGCTGCGAGTTATTTGAATGTTGGCCACTTCGTTTAGTGGCGTTGTTTTTAATGGGCTTTCATCCAACTTGGTGACGTGGAAGCGCTCGCGAAAGGCATAGGTGCAAATGTTGTTTTGCAGGTATTGCTCTAACGCATTTTTGCGTTGAATGACTGTTGGGCAGTGCATGAGGTTGGTCAATTGGGCGAGGCGACAGGCTATGCCAAGGTGCATTAGCAACTGCGCTTCGGTTGTGGCACGTTTATCTTGCGCAATGGCGCATGATTGCGCTGCGATTGGGTGTTGCATAGGTCACCTCGCTGAATCGTGGTTAGGTTTGGCTGGCTTTAAAGGCTAGAAATTAAACGGAAGGTTTCGCGTTATAACAGGTCGAACGGGATCAACTTGGCGAGTAGCATTAGCACTAAGTCGAGAAAGTCGGGTTGCTGAGTCTTCATGGTTTCGCGTCCTGCAGATGAGCATCTTTCAACTATCCGGTAATTCCGGATGGTTCGATTTTATTGATTGCCGGTTACGTCATCCGGCGCCCTAGTGCCGGCGTTCTGTCGCCATCTGGCCGCTAATAACGGGGGCGCAAGCTCTAGGCTCTTACGCTGCTTTACCCGTATCCGTCTTGTTTATTAACCCTCACCAGTAGATAGCACTGGCTCGCCAAACTGCATTAGCAGCGCGACTCGGGGCGCAGTCATAACCTGCGCTCATGGTTGATCTATTGAGTTACTTCATTGGCTTGCCCTCTGGTTGATTGCCTGCTGGCGCCGCAGGCTGGCGTTAATCGCATTGGTGAAGGTGACTGTGTCTCGGCGTTCGACCGTTCACGTTTCGCTTTGTCTATATTGGCTTTGCCTCACGACTACTCTGGCTAATCCGCACGCTGCCTTAAGTCACACATGGATAAATCAGCCACCTTCCCAATGCGCCCTGTTGCCAAGGCGATTGTCCATCTACCACACCGCCGATGGTTGGCGGGGCTATACACATATTTGGGTCATGCTCGCAGTGAAACCATTTAGTACCTGTTCTTATGGGCTCTTCCCGCTCAAACAGTCCGGTCGCCAATAGCGGTGTATAGGTCTGTTTACGCGGATTACTATCCTCCGCCGCGTGATCCTCGGAGTAACCTAGTCCGCTCTAGGCGGGTTTAGTTGTTCATGGGCCAGATTGTTAAAGAGCGTGATTAGTTTTCTGTAAGAACAGTTTCCAATCGATGAACAAATGTTAGTTTGCTAACTTTTTAATGTCAACACAAAAAGTAAGTTTGCTAACATTTAGTTGTTTGGTGTGATATCTTTCCGTTGTGGCACTTAGGTTACTAATCGATTTGGAGGTAGGGATGGGCATAAATAAGATGGGTAAATTTTATTGGCTGGTAAAAATGGCAGATAAAAATTGGACTTATGGAGGTAGTGTTTATGCATAATGATCAATACACCATTATTAAGTTGTCTGGCTCGCTAGCCAAAAAGTTTGGCCGTGAGCACAAGCGCTACTTAGATACTGGAACGACTACAGAGGCATTTAGCGCCATTAAAAATACGGTGAAGGGGTTTGAGCAGTTCATTAAGGAACAGTCCAAGCTTGGGTTACGCTATGCAATTTTTCGCAATGGTAATAATGTTGGAGAAGGTGAATTCGATCTGTCTGGTACGCGTGAAATACGTATTGTTCCTGTCATTGGAGGAAGTAAGCGCGGAGGAGTATTACAGACGATCGTAGGGGCAGCTTTGATCGTTATTGGCTATATTTTCCCTGCTGTTGGTGCATACACTATACCCGCTGGTGTGGGCATGATTGCTGGTGGAGTAGTACAAATGTTGAGCCCGCAAGTTAAAGGGCTTAATGGCAGGGAAGCAGCAGAAAACGCCCCAAGCTATGCTTTTGGCGGCGCAGTGAATACTACTGCTGCTGGTAATCCAGTTGGCATAGGTTATGGTAAGCGACGTATCGGCGGTGCCATTATCAGTGCTGGGATTTATGCAGAGGATATTGCTACCACTAAGCGGCCAATACAAACTGTCGGCGGTAATAGTAATCAAAATATTGATTAAGACTATTTTTATTAGATGATGAAACCACTAATTAAAATTGGTGGTTACTTTTCATTTAATTTCTCTCATACAATTTATGGATATTAATAATATGGCAAGAAATTATTCAACTATTGTATTATTATCCATGCTAGATATTTTTTCATCCAAATAATTCAATATTTTCTCATGTCGAATTAGAGAATTTCTAATTCTTACTAATTCCCCGTATGGGAGAGGGGTTTTAGGTTGAGAGTTATCACTAATAGAATGATTTAATTCATTTAAAATATTAATTTTGTTTTTAATATTTATCATGCAATCTTTTAAGTACTGAATTTTATCATAAATATCTATTCTTTTGATTTTCAAATTTTCATAATTTGATGATGTTATTTTTGAACTTTCTAGTTCATTTATTTTATGGTCTAGATTCATACCTGAAAAAAATATTTCGTTATAGTTATCTTCATCTGACCCCGATTCGTTTTGATAAATTTCAAACATATTTTTTGATGTTTTTGATACTTCATTTTCAGCGGAAAGATTTACTTCTTCAATAGTATCCTCAGAGACATTATTCATTTCATATAGCTTGGCATCACTTAAAAATCCACCTAAAGAATAAGCTTTAAAGTTATCTAATTCAGTTTGACTTATTATTTCATCGATTAGTTCATATCGAAAACCTGTTGTTTTACCTTGTGTTATTTGCCACCAATCTTCTTTGTTATCATCTGTCACAAAAATAACATTTTTAATTTTTTCAGTCTTAATATATTGAATTAACTGTTTCCACACGAATAAATCACCAAACTGTCTCTCGTAAGTTATTCCAGCATAAGAATAAACGTTATCTGGTTCACTTTCTTTCACTGAATCCTTATAGCCGGGGGGGATTTTAGACTTATAGCGCTCTTTACCTTCTTTGATAATTTCATTTATGGATTCAGAATTATTTGGTTTCGGTCCAATTCTTTTATCAAAAATACCTTCTAGCCGGGACAGTAGTGGATCATCAGAATCCACTTTTAAGCAATCTTTTTCTTGAACATTCAAGTTTACTAGGTAGTTTTCCCTAAGATTATGAATGCCGTCAATTAATTCTTTTGGATCTATAATACTATGACGTTTCTCTAGCTGTAGATCAGTTAATTTTTTTTGTAAACTATTTATAGCATTTTCTATAGCTGTACGTGTTTCATCAAATCTTCTATGTTGAGCACTAATAACACTAAGGCGATTACGATGAAACTCTAAAGCTACATGGTAAGGGATCCATACTCTGTCTTGTAATTGTTCCATTAACTTAAGTACATCTTCACACGTACTGGATTTATATCGATAAACACTATGGAGTACATTTGTGTCAAAAACAAAAATGGCATCTTTCCATAATGTTTTTAGCTCATCATCAGTTGTTTTTTTGAAACTTCGGAATAGATTTTTCATTTTAACTTATCTTTTTATTGAATTTAACATGGCTAAAAATGCATCTTCATTAATAACTTTTATATTAACGCCTGACTCTCGCAGAACTTCGACTCTTATTTGCTTGCTTGATAAGCCGCTTTGACCTACAGCAGTCATATCCTGATTACCAACAACAAGGTAGTTTGTTTTTTTTGTTATTGAATTTTTAATCTCAAATCCTATTTCTGAAACTGCAGCAAACGCTTCTGCACGTGTTATAGATAATTCACCCGTAAAGACGATGGTTTGGCCGAACATGGGGCCAAGTTCGTTAGGTGGGTATGCTTTATGGTCTGCGCCTGAAAATTTAGTGTAAGCTTTTTTAGGAGGATTATCGTTTATGTGACCTAGTGTTACTGCGGCGCACATAAACACACGGCCAGCAGCGATAGCATCGGCTTTAGCGCGGTGAGCTTCGATAAGTTGGACATTGCAGTGTGCAGCCACTGTCGCTAATTTGTAGTTTGGTAGGCTAAATGCCAGCTTTGATAGATTCATTGCACAAAGGAATTTATTGCCGAAGAAAACACCTAAGTTGGCAAATTCTTCTTGTATGAATCCTTTATCAAATTTGGCGTTATAGGCCACTATCGGTAGGTCGCCAATAAACTCTTTCAATTCATTTGCTATAGTGCCGAAACTCGGTTTGTCAGTTAGCATGAGATTGGTTATGCCAGTAAGACTGGTGATCTTGGGTGATATTTTTACGTTAGGATTTATTAGCGTATCAAAAACAATATGGTCATTTTTTCGCAGATCGAACTTAATTGCTGCCAACTCAATAACTCTGTCTATTCCTGCATCTAGCCCAGTTGTTTCGACATCTAAAGCAATAAACTTAGTTGGAATATAAGGGTGTCTTACTAAAAAATCTGCAGTTAAATCATCCATATGTTTGCCTATTCCTTTAGCTCTTAGTTATCCCAGATGAAGCAATCTCCACGTTACCATTTTGGTCAGTAATGACGCGGTATATCTTATGCTGACCTTGCTTTATTACAGTTTCTAAATGTTTAACACTGGTATTGAAACATAAGCCTTTACCCGACGTCTGAGCCCCAAGGTATAGCTCGCCAGAATTGACTTTTAATGTCACTTTTTCAGAAACATCAAGTGTTGCTGCCAGTTCATCATAAAGATAGACGTTGATATTGCAGCCACTGCCTAGGATCCCACTATCACGAATGATGGTAACAGTTGCATTGCCGTCATTTAAACCTTTAATGAACTGTCGTTCAGAAGGTACTGGTTTAGCAGCATTAATGGTTACTGCTGAAGTTGCACAACCAGTGAGCATAAAGAGTAAGAAAGTTAAGCGGATTATCTTCATTTATATAGTCCATTATTAAATAAATATTAGTTAGTCCATACGTTTAGCACTGACCACCAAAACACCCAACCAATTATTTTAATCGTACTCATTTGCTCAGGCTGGATAAATTCATCTGGGTATTCATCGTTGTTGTAACTTTTAATGCGAATGCCGCCGCCAGGTATGCGATAGAGTATTTTCACTCGTAGCATGCCATCGTGATCAATGGCATACATTTTACCATCGACTATATTTTTTTTACTGGTGTCGACGCCAACTGTGGTGCCGTGATGTAAAACTGGCAGCATGCTGTCACCAGAAACGGTCACACAGGCCGCATATTGCGGATCCACATTGCTCTTTTTGAGGGTTGATTTAGCAAATCGCAGCTTACAGCCGCCATTCTCTTGTACAAAACTAGAACCATTACCTGCGGCTAATTCTACTTCACGGTAGAAAGGTAAAGCCACTTCATCATCCCTTAATGGGGTATCACCATCCCACAGCTCAAAACCCGGATGCCACTCTGCATTAGATTCTGTATTAGCATTGTTATTTTCAGTTTCAACGCTACCAGAAAGCAGCCACTCAGCTGTGCAATCAAGCGTCTTACTTAGATTGATAAGGTTTTTCCCTTTTGGCGTATTCATACCAAGTTCCCATTGGGTAATGGAACTTGGTGTGATTTGAAGCGCATCCGCAATATTTTTTTGCGTCAATTTAAGTTCTTTTCTGCGCCGTCTAATTCTGTCGCCAATCTGCTCGGCTTGATAACTCATAACAAATATCTCATTAGCAAAATCTTTATCGTTAGTTATCTTACATTCGTTTGACATTAGAATCCTTTTGTTGATAATGTTAGAAAACTAACTTTAAGGGTGAATATGAAAACATCTGACGCTGTAGCTTTCTTTAAAACCAAATCCAATTTGGCTAAGCAACTCGGCATAACTCACTCATCTATCTCGCAGTGGGGCCAAGAAGTTCCTGAGCTTCGAGCCTTTCAGCTTGAGCGCTTAACGGGTGGTGAATTGAAGGTTCATGCTGATAAAACCCTTGAATCCAATTCAGCATCTCAGGTTGCCTAGCTAACGAGTGTCTAAACAGGATAACTAACCCAATGAGTAAACTCACATTAAAGCGCCATAGTCTCTCATGTACCGATCCACTCTATGCCGCCCATGCGCTTGGGCACGATTACGGTGTAGATAAGCTAGCGAAGGATTTATTCCAGCAGCCCGGTGTGATGTACAACAAGCTCAACCCTGATAACGACAGCAATCACTTGTACTTACGTGATGCGATTCATCTTACTGAGTTGGCCGATGACGACCGTATTGTTTCGGCTTGGTGCCATAGCCGTGGTGGCGTGTTCGTTAAGCTGCCTGCCGCGGTTAACTGTGACGAAGAGTTGAGCGATCAGCTGCTATTGATTAGCGAGCAGATGGGTATTGCACTGGCCGAAATTCGCGACTCCCGCGCTGATGGGGTGATCACCCCTGACGAGTTTGAACGTATCGGCCGCGAACTGACCAACACAGTGCGTGAAGTATTGTCACTTAAAGCCGTGGTGAGCAGCCAAGTGCGGGAATTGCCGCAAGTGAATGATTTTAGTATTGAGCTGCAACCTAACAAGACTTTGACTGTGGCTTTTTCGCAAACCTTATCAAAGAGCGCATCCAATGAGTGATATTGCAGATGCCGCCGCTATCGAAAATGAAGTGCATGTGAAGGCTGCGCTTGGCGTTCGCCAGCCGTCATTGCCGTTTACTGGCAGATGCCACTATTGCTTAACCAAGATTACAGGCGCAAGTCACTTTTGTGATGCCGACTGTCGCCATGACCATGAGCGCCTAAAGGCTAATGGGAGAGCGTGATGGCAGGTAGAAACTTAGTCTTTATGCCGCAGCTTAATTTAAATCAGTTAACTGATAACTCCTGCGCAAAATCTTGTACCGATATTCCCTACACACCTGAAGAAGATGAAGCTTTTGCACGGATTCAGCGCAATCAAGATATTGCCTTGCTGGCGAATGTGATCAGGCAGTCACCGACTACGAGTGCTGAAGGTATTGCGGCGCGGGTACTGGATGCGGGGTATCAGTTTTCAGGTAGTGCAGTGCAGTTGAAATAAGAAAGCCCACTAGAGCTGTGGAGGCCGTGGGCTTAATACCGAGCAACGTTACAAGAAGCCGAGGTAAGGCAGATGTTACAAGAACAAGAACTTAGCGTCAATCATGATGCTGGTGGCAGCAATGTGGTGCCGTTACGGCCCGTTGCTGTACACAAACAACAAGTGCGGGGTGGGGTGGTGAAAGCAGACTTGGACGATGGTTATTTACGACTCTCCAATACGCTTGTGGATGCCCTGTGCCGAACGAAATTGAGTGATCGTGAAAGCCGTGTTGTGTTTGCTGTGATCCGTAGAACCTACGGCTATGGCAAGGCCACTGATTGGGTTTGCTTAGAGCAATTAGCCGACATGACGGGCATTACAACGAGCAATATTTGTCATGCGATTAAGTCGCTTACTGCGCGCGATATCATCATAAAAGATGGTCGTAAAGTTGGCGTTAACCCGATTGTTTCGGCGTGGCAAGAAAAGAAATCGCATTCGATTAACGGTAAAAAACACACTGTTAAAACTGACAATATTATTGTCGATTCTGATAATGCCATTGTCGAAACCGACAGCGTAGGTTGTCAGAACCGAGAGATACAAAAGAAAGACACTAATACAAAAGAAATACAAAAGATCTCTTCGTCGAACATTGCTGTCGCAATGACCGACAAGCCATTAAAACTCGATGCTGCTGTTCAAACTCCGAATGGCAAACTTTGGGGCACTCAGGACGATTTAACCTGTGCTGAGTACATCTTCAACAAAGTCCTGATTGTTAACCCCACTGCAAAGCAGCCTAACTGGCCTGACTGGGCAAACCAAGTGCGCTTAATGCGCGTGCAAGACCAACGCACTCACCATGAAATCTGCAAGCTGTTTAAGTTTGCCAATACCGACTTATTTTGGGGAAGCAATGTGTTATGCCCCAAAACCCTACGTAAACAATGGGACAAACTTAACGCCAAACTGCTAGCGAGAACATCACATGAAACCACTGCAAACGATTCTGCCGCACACAATCAACGCTATGAGAACCCCACAGCCAGAGTATTCCGCGAACTGCGGGAAATGGCAGAGCAACTCGAGCAGTCAACAGATCACCACGGTGGTGGCCACACAATTGATGCCGACTATGAACCTGTACAGTCGTGATTTTAGCAATCGGTTTGGTGCTGAGCTTGGCAGTGTAGTGGCGGAGTTTGTTAGCAAAATTGGCGAGGCAGGTTTGAGTGTTAGTGAGGTGATGATCGGTATTGAGGCATTTAAACAACGCGCAGCGACCGCGCCATGGAGCGTTAACCCTGCGGAGTTCGTGGCTATGTGTACGCCTACGCCTGAACAGTTGGGCTTGCCTAGTGCAGAACAAGCTTATCGTGAGTGTTGTTCACATGGTCGATGGCCGAGTGAGCACAATTGGAGCCATGGCGCTGTATTTGCCGCTGGCCGTGAAACAGGTTGGTATGAGTTGCAAAACCGTACTGAACAGCAAACTTGGCCTTTATTTAAACGTAATTACGAGGTGATGTGCCGCCGAGCAGTGAAAGGAGAAAGCTTTGATGCCTGTATTCCTAAGGCACTTGCAGCGCCAGTAAACAAGCCAGTAGAAAATCAAAAGGCATGTTCGATTATTGCTGATCTGCGCCAAAAGTTTGGACTAAGGACTGCCAATGGCTCTGGCAATTAAACCGTTACCTGCAGATGCGCCTGATTTTTATAGCGCGATTGTGGCGCCAAAGGCTTCAGCTAGCGTTGCGAACACAACGGTCCAAGATGCGGTTAACGATGCCGTGTTGTTTGTACCGATTCAGTACTCTGCAGCAGATCTACTGGCACAAGGCTTTCGGTGTGCGCGTGAATACCCGTTGTTTTATCACTGCCGTAGTGGTGATTCAGACGCCAAGCGGATTCAACAGCACATGTCTGTTATTCCTCAGCAGTTTAAGCATTCAGTGTCGATCGAGTACGAACGCTTATTTGCCATTGGTGGGCGCGATGGTCGCTTTCAGGCGAATCGGTTTTTAGTGCAGCAGTCGAAGCATTTTAGAGGGGTATAGCGTGATTCGAATTGGTATTGATCCTGACCTGACTAAAAGCGGTGTGGCGACTGTCGTAAACGGCGAAATAGTGACGCTTAAAAGTATGGGGTTTAGTGAGTTGATTGAGTTTGTTGTTAGCAGTGCTGCTAGCTCGCCTTGCACTGTGTTACTCGAAGATGTGGATAACAAAAAGCCGGTGTTTCCTAAGCGGTTAAGGCAGTCGGCTAAAGGGCAAAACCCATTGCTTGCCTACGTTGGCTATGCACCTAGCCAAAGCGGATCTAACGCCAAGGTGAACATGAGTATCGCTGAGGATTTGGGCAAGGTGAAAGCCACGGCCAGACTGATTAAAGAAGTGCTTGAGGATAAGGGCATCAAAGTCACTTTGGTAAAGCCGCTGCGTGGTCCGATTAAAAAAGCCAAGGATAGCAGTGTTTATTTTAACAAGATCACCGGTTGGACGGGGCGCAGCAATGCCGACACTCGCGATGCTGCACTGATCGCCATGTTTGGGCAGGGGGAATAATGACAACTCTAAAATTATCGTTTGATGAGCGCATTGATAAAGCGATCGCATTCTATGTCACTCAAAAGTTATCGGTCATTGATTCTGCCCAGCGTGCTGACGTTAGCAAAGGCGCACTCACTAGAGCGCTGAAAAAGCGCGGGGTTTTCCGTGATAGATCGGTTTTATGTGCTTCAAATCTTGAAAAGGCCATTGATTTATATGTTGGCGGCTATTCGATTTTAAAGGCGTGTAAAGAGGCTGGCGTTAGTAATTCCACGCTCAGTGATGCTTTATATCTGAGGAAGCTGGTCAGAGAAGATGTGACTCGCAAGCCTGAAAGCTCGGTATCGCGCATTGATCCGCTGGAATCGAAAGAGAGCCGTGTATTTCGCATGGCGCTGGCCATTATTCACAAAAGTGCGGCACCGACTGCGCCATCACCTCAAGGGACTGACAGATGATATCGATAGAGCGCGTATTTGAGTTGTTGTCGCCCCGCGGTGTTGCGATTGGCGCTGCAGTCGGTGGCAAAGGGGTTTTTAGTAAGGAGGATGCTATGGGTGTTGTCGCGCAGGTGCAGGGTAAGTATTTAGTCGGCGTTAAAGTATTAGAGGCCAGTATTTGCGGCGATATTGATGCCGAGAATTTGCTGATCAACGCCTTAGCCAAACAGTATGAAACCGACTTTAGGCCTGTTGCTGCTACTGCGTTGGCAAAGCTGGCAGTGAATGAGGTTTGTGGATCCCGCGTTTGCACTAAGTGCCATGGCACTAAGCTGAATTATCACCGCAATGGTGAGTGTCTACATTGCTGCGGTACCGGAAAGATGTTGAACACGGTTGAGCAGCTGACTAAATCGTTTTGTGATTTAAGCGGTACTAAGATCACTGCAGAACAATTTAGCCAGCATTTTTACGACAAGTACATGACTGGCGTCGACACACTGCACCATCATCAAGCCGATGCCGAACGCCATGCAAAGCGGGTATTGCGCTTAGTCGCTGCTGAAAATGAGCAGGTGAACTAATGAGTACACCAGATAACAGACTTAAATTTAATGACGTCCCTTGGCAGCAAGGTCGCGTTCTTTCCACAAGACACACTCGCCGCTGGAGTAAGCAAGAACTTGAGAAAGTCACAAGGATAGAACGCCGCACCGCCTTTGCTCACTTTTATGCCCATGATGAAGGCCAAGGACGCGAGTTTGTGTATCAATTTGATAGCGCTGAAGAGTGTGCGAAAGCGGTTAATGAGCACAACAAAGCGCTAGCTGAGGCACTATCTAAATGATTGAGACAGTAAACGACTTAGTTAAGCGCCTAGTTAAAGAAGCTGATCAACTCGAGTCTATGGGCTCGGTTGATTTGGCCTGTGGCGTTCAGGCTGCAGTGCGGGTGATCCGTGATGAATTAGATGCTAATGCCGCGATTGGTAATGCTGACAGCCACCGCATCGAGCCGCTAGAACGCCAGAACAAACGCTTGATGGCGGTACTCGCCAAGCAGTCAGTATTGAATGAACGCTTTGATTTGCTCTGTAAAGACAGCGTGTTATCAACGCCTGAATATAAAGCTATGGTGTTTGCCAAAGAGGCGATTAAACGCCAGATCAATGCGCTGCCAAAGTGCAGAACCTGCCGTGGCTTTGGCAAAGTGAGGCCGATGTTTGCGCTGTATTGCTGTGATCAATGCGGCGGTATCGGCGTGAATATTGCGGCTTATAGCGAGCTGGTTAAGCTGCAGCAATCCTTGATCCTGACTGAGTTTGAGTTGATTGAAAAACTGATTGCTGACTTGTTTAAGGTGGGGTTATCACCTGCAGATAAAGAAGCCATTGCCATCGAGTATTTTTACGCGGATTGCAGCACTAACCTGAGGTGTGACTAATGGCCGTGACCTGTATTGCGTTAAGTGACGCCGCCATTAAACGGGCGGTTGCCGATCAGTCTATTACTGAAATTAGGGACCCAAGGTTTCCGCTGCGACTGCGTTTGGCCAGTTCACGCAGCCGTGGTAGCTGGCACTTAATCACTTATAAAGATGGCAAGGCGAATTGGGCTAAGGTTGCCGACTGGCCACTAGTGAGCGCTAAGGCCATGCTGGATGATTTACCGTCGTTAAGCATGCAGCATAGGCAAGATCAGAGTGTGAAGGTTAATACCTGGCTAAGTTGCGGCGGGTTATTAAATTGGTATTTAAGCCGGTCACAAACGGATACCAGTTTATCGTTGAAGCGCAAACGCAATATCAAGTGCGCCATCACCAAGCACTTAATCCCTGTGCTGGGTGATGTGATGCTAAGTGAGCTTAATCATCATAAGGTTGATGAACTATTGATTTGGCCCCTGCAGGCTCGCTACGCATTGGGCAGCGTTCGCCAGTATTACGCTATTTTACGTAAGGCCTTCAAACAGGCGACAGTGCTTAAGTTGATTAGTGATGATCCGCTGGCATCATTGAGTTTTACCGATTTTATCTCGACACCCATTGCGACTAAGCCGCCAAAACTACAATCCACTGATCTGCTGCAGCTGCTGACGAATATAGGTAATGCTAACGATGGCGCCGCCATGCTGATATTTATCATGCTGGCTTACGGTACCCGTATCGGTGAAACCCGTTTACTGCGCTGGACCTATTACGACGAGGCCAATGCTAAGTTGGTTATCCCTGCCGACATTACTAAGACGCATGCCCAACTGACTATCCCGATCACCCTATTAATGGCTGATGTATTACGTTGGCATAAATCCACGCAGGAAGCAGCAGGGTATCGCGGCGGGTATTTATTTCCGCATCCTTGTCGCAATGGTGGATTAGATGAACGGTCGGCGAATAGTTTGGTTAAGCAAGTGAGTAACAGTGAATGGACTGCCCATGATTTACGCAAGCTAGCAAGGTCGTGTTGGGCTGACTTAGGCATTGATTACATGGTGGCCGAGCAGATGTTAAACCACTCGATGACCAAGCTCGATCAAGCGTATATCCATACCTATTTAGCAGACCAAAAGAGGGCTGCAATTGAGTTGTGGCACAGTCATTTAATGGCAATTTATAACCCATTTATTGGTCGTGTAAATCAAGACAGTGCCAAGACAGGAATTAATTGTAAATCAGCCTAAACCGTTGGTGTAATTGGTTTGCGGGTGAGTTTATGCATCTTCACAAAGGGAAGATATTTAATATCATATAAAGGTAATGGTGGCTGTTAATAATTTACAGTTAGTAAGTTATGGAAAAATTCCAAAGCATTTTACTTGTTTTTATTCGCTAGTGACTGATTTTCTGATAGATTCAAAGCCAATGATATCTTCTGATTAGCAGGGAACTCCGTGTCGCTATTGCCTCTACTTCGCCCATACTTACTGTGTATGGTAATTGCCTTAAGCACTATCCATACCGCAAAAGTACTTGCCTCTACACAAAGTGTTAAAGTTCCTAGCCAGGAGCAATCTTGGGTCATTCAGCAAATTATGCAACTGCAAGAACGCAGCATTCGGCTAGAGGTTTTGCTTCAGCAACAAACTCAGACCAATAGTAATGTAAAAGAGACAGAAAAGGAGTTCCGGCAACTGCAATTACAACTGATGGAGCTGAAAGAGAAGTTGGCTGCACAGGCAGACAATCAGTTAAGGGAGACAAAAAGCTATGACAATCGGATTTCAGATATAAATTCATTTGTAAATATCTGGGGCGGGATCCTCTCAACATTTGGCTTAATAATAACTGTTGGTGCTATTTGGTTAGGTTATTCAGCAAAAAATAAAGCAGTAGCGGAAGCAAAATTAGAAGCGAGAGAATTTTTTTCATCAGCAGGGGCGCTTCTTTTACAGGATGAACGAACCCGATTCGACCAATTAAGAGACAGTTTTGAACAGCAAATTATTGAATTGCAATCTAAGTTTAAATCACATAATAATCAGCTGGTTGCGCTCTCATACTTAAATAAAGCTCACGAGTATGAAAAAGATGGTAAATCTGAGGTTGCATTCTCAATATATAATGAGATTTTTGATAAATTTTTTGATGACAAATCTCCTGAAATTCAAGAGATAGTTGCAAAAGCGCTTTTGAATAAAGCGAATTTGCACAGAAGAATGGGTGCTATGGAAGCCGCAATAGCAGTTTTTGATGACTTAATCACCCGGTTCGAAAATGTGTCTTCAGTGGGAGTTCAAGAGCAAGTTGCTAATTCATTGCTGAATAAAGGATATATCCAAGGAGAGCTTGGACTGATTGAGGCTTCAATTAATACATATAATGAAATTGAACATAGGTTTGCTGATTCGTCAGAATTGGTCATCTCTCAGACAGTCAATGGCGCACGAATTAACAAAGCAAACAGGTTGGCAGAATCTGGAAGGAAACCCGAAGCCATTGCTATCTATGATGAAATTCTTAAGCAGTGTGCTATTGTTTCCGAGCCTGAGTTTGAAAGGCTTGCTGTGATTACCAAGATCAATAGATCTAGTATTTTTTTGGAACAAGAGAAATATGATGAAGCAAATCTAGGTTATGACGAAATTCTGAGTAAAAAAGGAACTGAATTTGTTTTTGCAGAGGATATCGCCAAAGCCCAGTTTGGGAAAGGAGTAGTCCTTTTAAAACTTGATATAGCTGAACAAGCTTTGGAGCACTTTAAATCAGCTTATATGTTTTTTAAGGATTTAACGAACACAGATGCTCAAGAGTTTGTGGCCTTAAATTTATTTTACCAAATCAATGCGCTTAAGATTCTTGATAGAATGGATGAATCAAGCGTGCTAGTAGATGAGATTGTTAAGCGATTTGGAAAATCTCCTGTTCCAAAGTTAAAAGGTCAAGTTGCTTGTACATATAACACTTTAGGTTTTGATTTATTATGTAAAGGTAAGGCTGAATTAATTAATCAAAATACTGAATCTGCTCAGTTAATAATTAAAAAATCACTTGACAACTTCAATAATGCATTGAGTTATCTTCAAGATGGCAAGTCAAATGGAATGATTGCTGGTAATCGAGCTTATGCACTTGCATTGTTAGGAGATCATCAGTTGGCTGAGTCGTTGTTTGCTGAAGCTTTGCGCGCAGATGATTTTGGTGGGAAGAAATTATATGAAGCAACTCTCAAGGATTTTGATATTTCCCCGGTGGACGAGGACAAGCTAATGCGTGAGATTGTTGAACGCCAGTGGCAACTTTGGTCAACAGAACAAACTGTTCTAGCTGATGGGACACCCGTAAAATAGAAAGGTCAGTAAATTGACCTAATTGGTTATACTTTGTAGCCTTAACGTCATGGTTATTGAGTAGGAACCTGGCTATGTGCGGTGATTAAGTATTGACGGAATGATATTGGGAGACTCGGTGCTGAGTCATCTTGGGATTCCATTTAAGCCACAGACTAATTTAGATTTGCGCCCGACTGAAAGGGTTTCTGTGATTACAACTGATGAGCGTCGGCTTTACCAGCAAGACTGTTCTTGGGGAATTAAACCTAATTGGTCTAAGTCTCTGCTAATCAATGCTCAAGCTGAAACCGTAAGAGAAAAGAAAACCTTCGCTAATGCGTTTGCGCACCATCGCTGTGTTGTTCCATGTTCTGGATGGTATCGAACAAAAGTGGGCAATGCGGCGTGAGCTACTGACGCCACAGTACACTACTAAGTGGGATTGTTTGCCAAGGATAAAGTGCTAAGTTAGTTGTTTAAAATTCACATAGTAATTGAGTGTGACTGAAACTATTTAATTAATCTGTAGCAATCCTTTGGCGGATATTTAATCTATTTTAATTGGTGAGAAAATTTATGAGTCATGCTGATAGTGGAAAAGCATTTTCAACATGTGTTTACCAAAATGTACGGATAAAACAGGCTGATGCTTTTACTCGTTTCATAGATAGTAGAAGTTCTACAAAAGCATATGTTGTTAATCTAAATGGAGCTTGGGGCACAGGAAAGTCATTTTTTGTAAACAATTGGTGTCATAGACTTAAAGAAAATAGTTATGCATCAATAAAGATAGACGTATGGGAATCTGATTACCTGAATGATCCTCTTGCTATATTGACATCCGAGTTGCTAACTGAGCTTGAAAAATATGACATTGTAGACTTTTATGAATCTGAAAAGAGAATTTTTAATGTTGGTTGGAAATTGGCTAAGAATTTTTTGCCAGTTATCATGATGGCAATTGGGCAACACTATTTGGGTAAGGATTTTAATGAGATTCTTAAAGAAATTGGTGTTTCAACTAAAGATTTAGCAAATGACCGTAACTCTCCGGTAAATAGAATGGGAGATTTTGGTGAACATATCTTTTCTACGCATAAAATGCATAAAGAGTTTGTTCATGATTTTAAACGTGAACTAACTAATCTTATCTCTATAGTTTGCGAAAAATCTGGGAAGGATAGGGTTTATATTTTTATTGATGAACTAGATCGATGCAGGCCGACATATGCAATTGAAATGCTTGAGGTTGTGAAGCATTTGTTTGATATACCTAGACTGGTATTTGTTATGTCAACAGATACAAAACAACTAGAGAGTTCAATAAAGTCTTTATATGGTGAACAATTTGATGCTGAAGAATATTTAAGTAGATTTTTTCAGAGGAGATTAACTTTGTCAAAACCTAAATATTTTGACTTTGTTAAGTCAATGGATGCTTTTTCTCTGGTGAACTTTGAAAATTGCTTAATTTATCCTCCGATGGACAAAGAGTCTGCTCAAAGTGTTTTTGCGCTGTTTTGTGAATATAACGATGTTTCACTTAGAAGAGCAGAGCAACTATGTGCAAGAGTTGATGCTGCGTTAGTTAATTTACCAAGTAATGCTGCAGTTTTTTTCTTAGAGTTAGTGGGCAGCATTTTTAGTTATGAGTTATATCCAAAGTATAACATTAAGTATAACAATATGTTTGAACATGGTCCGCATGAACAAAATGGATTTAAATATAATATTAAGATTATAGGGAATGTCAATGACATTAATCCAAATACTGTTTTAAATTTTCATAGAGTTGTATGGGATTTGATTTTGAGTTTTAAAAATTCCTATGGTAATAAACATGGGTTGTCTTCGATAATAGAAAAAGATATTTTTCAGAATTTTACAGGAGGTATAGAACGATGTTATGTACAGAAGCGTGTTGGAGGTTTACCTTATTTTATTGGTCACCTCCCAACTTCTGATGTTAAAGCCGTTGATATGTTGGTTGAACTATTAAATAAAATTAATAGCGACAAGGCAATTATTCTTTCAGGAGATGATTTAGAAGAATTCTTACATATATTTGAAAGTATTTCGTAACGATATAAAATGAAATCTTTGTCGCTTACTCGAAAGTGGATACTACTAGTAATTTGGTGGCAACAATTGATAAGTTGTGTTTTTCTAACTAAAAAATTACTTCTTAGTGTTGGAAGTCAATGCGAGTTGCTTACCTTTACAGACAGATAATGGCAAAATGATTTATGATTTATGATTATATAGGTAGATAAACACGCATTGACCCAGTAAACACTATTTACTATCCTATTATAACAATGCGGGTTATAGCACCTAAAGCCACCTAACAGGTGGCTTTTCGCTGTCTAGACCTTCTGGATTATTCAAGCCTCAGCACCTGCTGGGGCTTTTTGTTTTGGGGCTAATTCAATGCGCAATAAGATGATAGTCACAGGTCTTAGCCTATCAGCTGCAGCATTCATTACCTTGATCACCTCAGAAGGGTTTGCGCCAGTCGCAACAGTGCCGGTGCAAGGAGATAGACCAACAGGTGGCTTTGGTTCCACGTATCACGCAGATGGACGGCCCGTAAAGCTTGGCGAGAAATTCACCCCTATTAATGCGCTTACAACAGCTAAAGCTCACATCTCAAAGGATGAAGAACGCTTCCGTAATAGCTTACCGAATGCCGAGCTTAACCAAGCATCTTACGATCTCTATATCGATTGGGTTTACCAGTACGGCATTGGCCGATGGTCAGACTCACCCATGCGTGATCATGTAATCAAAGGCGAATATCAAGATGCATGTGATGCGCTGCTACTGCCGCAGTATCGTACTGTCGCTGGCTATGACTGTTCAACACCTGGCAACAAAAGCTGCTATGGCGTATGGGTTCGAGTGCAAGAGCGGCATAAGCGCTGCCTCGATTCACTGCAGTAGATTCACTCTAAATAATATCCAACACAACGCGATTAGAAGCGATTACAGAAGGGTTTTAATTCATGATGTCAGCGGTCAAATCATTCGGTAAAGGCTTTGAAATCAACGACTATGAATCGGTTGAGGCGTTGTCAGTGGGGGTGGGGCGGGTCGAAACCTTGGGGCTTTTGCCTAACTGACCGTGCGCTCCCATCTTTATACAAAACCGCGAAATGAAACCTTTTTTTCTGGCGCAGGAAGGTCTTGAAAATGTTCAGTACATTAAAGAATAAAATCATTGCGTTAGTTATCGGTTTATTGGTCGTTTCCATTTTTGCTTTAGGTGTGTTTTTGATGATAAATCAGGGTCAAATAGCACAGTTAAAGAGTGATTTGGCTATATCTGAGCAATCAAGGGAAAACTTGCAAAAGGATTTGACCTCTGTTTCAGACTCGCTTGAAGTTGCTGAAAAAGATAAAGAAAACCTGTTATCTAGCCTTAGCTTATTAGCGAAAGCATTAAGCGATCGAGAACGTGACCGGAATGAAATTAAGCAGGAATTTGCCGCAAGTAATAAAGAATTGAAGCAAATTTTTAACGGGGCCAGTGATGAAAAAACGAAATCTTGGGGCACTGCTGATATCCCTGCAGATCTTAATAGGGTGCTCGAGCGTTCAGCCAGATGTGCGAACCGTTACCGTCACCAAGATAAAGTATGTTTTTCCACCACAGGAACTGATCAGCCAGTGCCTAGCGCCACGATATTCCAGCAAGAAAAACCAAGAACTTTCTGAATACACCAATTCGTTGATTGAAGTGATTTCATTGTGTGACCGAGATTGGCTAGCACTAGAAAACTGGATTAACGAGCAAAAATCAAAACTGTCTACCGAGTGATCGGAGGCTAACAATGAATATCAAACCATTGGCGCCAATTATGGATAAAGCTACGACAACCGGAAGCTATATTGCTTCGATCTCAACAGCAATAGGCGGCTTTTTGTCACTCAACAATATTGCGTTATTGCTTGGTATCGCATCAACAATCGCTTTATTCGTAGTTCAATTTCGCCTCTCGCGAGAAAAGAAAAAGCAAAACCGAGAATTTCACGAAGCGAGAATGGCAGCGATTAAGCAAGGCAACTTAAAAGTAATCAATATGGATGATGGCAATGAATAAAGTCGTAGTAATCTTCAATGGCGCTATCGTTTCAGTTCCAGCTGTCGAATCTGATATTGGTAATGGCGGCAATGGCGCAAAATCATTAGTGCCATTGGTACCCGCTGATTGGGTTGATGTTACTGCATTAAATGCGGCATACCCAACATTTCAGGGCAGTACCAAGCCGCCAGTTATCAATCAAAGTACTCACGACGATTTAATTGAGCAAATGAAAGCCTTGACCGCTGCCATTAACGCCCAAACCACAGCGATCAGTCAGCTGGTAAATAGTAACCTTGAAATCGTTGATCAGATGATGGCCGCAGAGCCAGAAGAAGAAAAACAATCAGGCTATTTAGATGGCTCCGATGAGCTATGAGTCAAAAACCTAGCTGGCGTGATGACAAGCGTAAAACCGCTGAACGTGGTTATGGTGGGCGCTGGCAAAAAGCCAGAGAAACATTCTTAAGTCGCCACCCGCTTTGTTGCTTCTGCGAACAAAAAGGCAAGATCACAGCCGCGACAGTCGTGGACCACAAAATCCCGCACCAAGGGGATCAAAAATTATTCTGGGACACCAACAACTGGCAACCGCTTTGTAAGCTTTGCCACGATAGCACTAAAAAAATAATGGAGAATAGAGGGGTAAAGCCTGGCGCTGATGAAAGCGGCAAGCCTACAGACCCTAACCACCATTGGAACAAGTATTGAGGTGAAAAGTGGCAGTAGGAAGAAAATCCATCCCCACTGCGCTCAAGCTAGTTACAGGGAACCCAGGCAAGCGGCCACTCAATAAAAAAGAGCCGAAATTGCAAGCTGGTATTCCTCGCATGCCAGCTCACTTAAGCCCAAGAGCCAAAGCCGCATGGAAGAAGCTCACCCTACTATTAAAAGACATGGGAGTTCTTACCCTTGCCGATGGTATGGCCCTTGAGCGTTTATGTGATGTTTACTCCGAAATCCTTGAGCTCAGAGACGAAATTAAGCAAAACGGCAGAACCTACCAAAGTATCAAAATCATCGGCGAAAACATCGATGAAGAAACCAAAGAACTTACGCAAGTCGAGCAAATGCTAATGAAGGCTAACCCAGCCGTGCAAATGCTGGCTGATGCCGATCGGCGCTTTAGAGCCTATCTCGTTGAATTTGGGCTAACCCCATCAGCCCGTAGCAAAGTACAGGTAACTGATGGCGCCAAGAAAAAAGACGAAGTCGACGAATTCTTCGGATGATATAGAAGATCGCGTCACTCGTTGGGCTAAGCAAGTTGCATCAGGTGAATTCTTAGCGGGACCAGACATCCGCAACGCCTGTAAACGGCACTTAAAAGACTTAGAAACAGGCCACGAACGTGGCATTTATTTTGACTTAGCCGCAGCAAACCGTGCGATCAGCTTTTTCCCAAAAGTATTGTGCTTAAGTGGCGGAGATCACGAAGGTAAGCCGTTCCATCTTCTAGATTGGCAAGCCTTTATCGTGGGCTCCTTGTTTGGTTGGAAAGATGCCGACCATACCCGCCGATTCCGCATGTGTTATGTCGAAAGTGGCAAGGGCTCCGGTAAATCACCGCTTGCAGGGGGAATCGGGCTTTACGGTTTAGTGGCTGATGGCGAGGCTAGCGCCGAAATTTATGCCGCGGCGACCAAAAAAGATCAGGCCATGGTGTTGTTCCGCGACGCAGTTTCAATGTTTAGGCAGTCGCCGCAACTTAGTGCAAGGCTAAAACCGTCTGGTACCGCGCAAAACGTGTGGAACCTAGCCTATCTCGAAAAGAACTCATTTTTTAGGCCAATCAGTTCGGACAACGGCCAATCAGGCCCACGTCCACACATGGCGCTGATTGACGAAGTTCACGAACACAAGAATAACAACGTCGTTGAAATGATGCGCGCCGGCACCAAAGGCCGCAAGCAAGCGCTGATCTTCATGATCACCAACTCAGGCCACGACCGCACCAGCGTTTGTTACTCATACCACGAATATGGCAAGGCCATTTGTGCGGGTACCAAAGAAGATGATTCATTCTTCGCCTTTATCTGTTCTCTCGATGAAGGTGACGACCCAATCAATGATGAAAGCTGCTGGCCGAAAGCAAACCCGTCACTCGGGTATACCTTCACGCACAAATACCTGCGTGAACAGGTTACACAAGCCAAGGGCATGCCAGCCAAAGAGAGCATTGTTCGGCGCTTAAACTTCTGTCAGTGGGTAGATTCTGCCTCACCTTGGCTATCAGCCGACACATGGACAGATTGTGAAGATGATTTTGATATCAGCGAACTCGTCGGCGAAGAATGCTACGGCGGACTCGACTTATCAGGTACCCGAGATTTAACGGCATTAGCGCTTTACTTCCCTCGAGTAAAAACTTTATTAGTCGAGTTTTGGACGCCAAAAGACACCTTGCTTGACCGAGAACGCACCGATAACGTGCCGTATTCATCGTGGTTAAGGAATGGTTTTATCCATGCGCCACCCGGACACGCAGTCGATTACAGCTTTGTGGCCGAACGCATCGCCGAGCTATCAGCCCAGTTCGAGATAAAAGGCATCGGCTTTGACCAATACCGGATCCACTACCTTGAGCCGGAACTGGCCGAAGCAAACGTGTTTATCCCGCTGGTTAAGCATGGGCAAGGTTACTACAAGGCGTCAGAGTCAAACCTCTGGATGCCGCGATCAATTGAAGAGTTCGAAAAGCTGATCACCAGCAAGCAGATCAGAATCAAAACCAACCCATGCCTAAGGTGGAACGCAGCAAGCGCAGTGCTTGAGGCCGACGCCAAAGACAACCGTATTTTTACCAAGAAAAAATCCACAGGCCGCATCGATGGCGTAGTCGCCGCCGCAATGGCAGTGGGAACGGCATTAGAGTCAGATGGCATAGATGATACCGAAGATTGGTTAGCGGCGATAAAGGACCCAATTTACTAATGAACACACCACTTGCTCTATTCATTGTCCTAGCGCTCACAGGTTCATTACTGGCTGTCGCAGGCGTTTACATCCTTTTTGGGCTTGGCTGGTCATTGCTAGCGGGTTCATTGTTTGCATTCGCTGGCGCTTCATTTTTACGTAAAGGAATGACCGCGTGAAACCAACCAACTCACTAGGTTCTGTCATTGCGAAAGCCGCTAGCCAGCCATTTGCATCGTTAGATAGTTTTATGGGTAAAACCTTAAGACTCACAGACGGTGATTTTTGGTCGCAATTAATGGCAACCTCAAAAAGCGGCAAAACGGTTAATGTTAATACCGCTATGCAGCTTGCAGCTGTTTGGGCCTGTGTTCGCCGCATTGCTGAAACCGTTGCAATGCTGCCATTGGGGTTATACGAGCGCCAAAGTGACGGCGGCAGCATAAAGCTTCAAAGTAGTCTATCGAATGTGTTAAGCCTTAAGCCAAATGCAGATATGACTGCAATGCAGTTTTGGGAGGCTGTCATTGCCTCATTACTGCTAAAGGGTAATGCATTCATTGAGATCCACCGTTCAGGTTCAGACATTATCGCACTCGATTTCCTTATGCCGCACCGCATGGATATCGATCTCGCCGACAACGGCAGCCTAGTGTATTGGTACACACCTAGAAAGGGTAAAAAGCGTCAAATCGAAAAGCAAAACATGATGCACATTCCCGCATTCTCGCTCGATGGTTTGATTGGCTTATCGACAATTTCCTATGGTGCCAATGTATTTGGTGGTGCTATGTCAGCCGAAGATGTTAGCGCCAATACCTTTAAAAATGGGATGACAAAAACAGTCGCCTTCAAGGTAGATCGCATATTAAAACCTGAGCAGCGCGCAGAATTTCGTGAATATGTAAAAACTATCACTGGCGCAATGAACGCTGGCAAATCCCCCGTACTTGAGCAAGGTGTTACCCCTGAGTTGATCGGCATCAACCCGATTGATGCCCAGTTACTCGAGTCGCGAAACTACAGCGTAGAAGAAATATGCCGCTGGTTTTTAGTGGACCCTTCATTAATTGGTTTTGGTGGTAAAGATAGCAACTGGGGTACAGGGTTAGAGCAGAAGATGATCGGCTTTGTCACCTTAACCTTATCGACTTGGATTTGCCGTATTGAGCAGTCAATTAATATCAATTTACTGACTCCAGAACAACGTCAAAAGCAATACGCAAAATATAACCTTGAAGCCCTACTTCGTGGCGATAGCGCATCACGGGCAGAGTTCTACAGCAAAATGACTCAAAACGGCATTTATACCCGTGACGACTGCCGCGTTAAAGAAAACTTACCGCGCCGTGGCGGCAACGCCGATGTGTTAACTGTTCAAACCAACTTAGCCCCCATTGATCAGTTGGGTGCTCAATCTGAATCTGCAAAAGTACAAGCCGCATTAAATAGCTGGCTTAATCAAGACAATTAGGGGTAAACCATGCCATTTCCAAAAAGCTTCTCGCAGAGCGGAGTGCGCTGCGATATTTCTCCGCGCGCGCAAGAGCTGTGGAACCCAGCGATTCAGGCCGCGGTTGAAAACACTGAATCTACCATTACGGTTTACGGCATCATTGGCGAGGACTGGTATGGCGAAGGCGTCACACTGAAGCGTATCGATGCTGCGCTACGCAGTATCGGCGCAGATAAAGATGTGACCGTCTACATCAATTCTCCTGGTGGCGATATGTTCGAAGGTATCGCCATTTATAACCGCTTGCTTGAGCACAAAGGTAAAGTGACCACCAAAGTGCTTGGCCTTGCTGCTTCTGCTGCATCCGTCATTTACATGGCTGGTGCTGATGATGCGCGCTTTGTCGCCAGCTCTGCCTTTCTGATGATCCACAACTGCTGGGTATTTGCCATCGGTAACCGCCATGCATTGCGAAACATTGCTGATGACATGGAAGAATTCGATGCTGCCATGGTCGATTTGTATGTTGAAGGCAGTGGGCAGAGTGAAAAAGCCATAGCAACCATGATGGATGAAGAAACCTTTATCCGCGGAAAAAAGGCCGTAGAACTTGGCTTTGCGGCTGGCACCTTATCCGCTGCTGAAATTGGCGAATCAACCGACAACACCAGCGCGAACTCACTACGAAAAGTCGATGCCGCTATGGCAAAAGCAGGCGTTCCGCGCAGTGAACGCCGTCAACTATTGCAAGATTTAAAGTCCAGTACGCCGAGCGCTGCTGGCGGCATCACGCTAAATGCTGATGTGTCCGATACGCAAAACGCTGTCGCCCCCGATCTAACTGCGTTAATCAACGCATCAAACACCATTTTATCTAAATAACTGGAGGCGATTATGCCAAACCCAAATTTTGAAAAACAAGTAGAAGAATTAGGTGCCAATCTAACCAAGATTGGTGATCAAATTAAATCGGCGGCAGAAGAAACCAATAAGCAGATCAAGGCTTCTGGTGAAATGCATGCCGAAACCCGCGATAAGGTCGATAAGCTGCTGTTAGAACAGGGTGCCTTGCAAGCTCGCTTGCAAGAAGCTGAACAAAAGCTGCTTAAAGGTCCACAAAGTCAGCAAGAAGAATATGAGCCGTCGATCGGTGAGCGTGTGGCAAAACTTAAGGATGATGAAAGTTTTAATAGCTCATTCCGTGGTAGTCGCCGTGTGCAAATGCCGCGGTCAGCCATTACCTCTGCAACAGGTTCAGGTGCCGCCTTAGTTCGCCCTGATCGTATGGCAGGTATTATTGGCGGGCCTCAGCGCCGATTAACCATTCGAGATTTAGTCGCGCCAGGACAAACAGAAAGCAATAGTATCGAATATGTGAAGGAGTCTGGCTTTACCAATAATGCCGCTCCAACGGCTGAAAATACTCAAAAACCCTACTCAGAAATTACTTTCAGTTTAGTGAGTGCTGCAGTTCGTACCATTCCTCACTTGTTTAAAGCTAGCCGTCAGATATTGGATGATGCTAAACAATTACAAAGCTATATCGATGCTCGTGCGCGTTACGGTTTAATGCTTGCTGAAGAGACACAACTGCTGTACGGCAACAATACTGGCGCTAACCTGCACGGCATTATCACACAGGCAAGCGCTTACGTTAAACCAACGGGTGCAACGGTTGATACCGAGCAGCATATTGACCGAATCCGCTTAGCCTTGCTACAAGCTGCTTTAGCGGAATACGCTGCCGATGGTATCGTGCTGAACCCAATTGATTGGGCGGTGATCGAAATGCTCAAAGACAGCAACAAAAACTACTTAATCGGTAAGCCGCAAGGGCAAACTAGCCCAACCTTGTGGAACCGCCCGGTCGTAGAAACTCAATCGATTGTGCAAAACGAGTTCTTAGTCGGTGCCTTCCAAATGGGCGCGCAGATCTACGACCGTAGCGAAATTGAAGTCTTAATCTCTACCGAGAACGACAAAGACTTTGAGTTAAACATGGTGACTATCCGTGCTGAAGAACGTTTAGCACTTGCGGTTTATCGTCCTGAAGCGTTTGTCACTGGCGATTTCACTTTCGCCTAACAGCGCAAAATCACTTAACTGATAACTAAAAGCAAAAAGGCCGAATATCTTCGGCCTTTGTCGTTTTTATCAATACCAATTTATAGGAGCAATACCATGGCTAAAGTTCTCGCCATTGCACTTAAGTCCTTTTACTTTGAAAAGGAAGTAAAAACCCGCGCATCAAAACCATTTAAAGTTGATGAACATCATTTTAATGAGTTAAAGCACAACAAATTAGTCGATCACGCACCGGAAGAAAAAACAGAAGAAGCAGATGCTAAGGCCGTTGCAGAAGCTGAAGCCAAGGCAAAAGAAGAAGCAGATGCTAAGGCCGCTGCAGAAGCTGAAGCCAAGGCAAAAGAAGCAGATGCTAAGGCCGCTGCAGAAGCTGAAGCCAAGGCAAAAGAAGAAGCAGATGCTAAGGCCGCTGCCGCTGCTGCAAAAAAAGCTAAAGCTTAATCAGTTATTCAGGAGTCCTCAGTGAGCACCATTTCCCTAGAGCAAGCCAAGCAATTTCTTGACGTTATCCACGATGAGGATGATGCCAAACTGCAATTATTGCTCAATGCCGCCGAGGATGAAGCCTGTCAATTTATGGGAAGGGAATCCCTTACTATTCTGCTTGATGAAACGACTGCAGAGCTGCCAGCAAGTATCACTATGGGCGTAATGATTTTACTGCAAGCAAACTATCAAGCAACACCAGAAGATGCGGCAAAACTGCGCAAAGCAGCAGAAATAAAATTAACGCCATATCGAATAGGTTGGGGCATCTAATGCTAGCTCATCGTTTACGTCATCGGGTGCATATTCAACAACCGATAATAACTCAGGATCCCCAATCAGGTGGTGATCTCATCGAATGGCAAACCCTCATGTTAGGGGTAAAACCTCTCGATAAGCTCGCTGCAGAAGTATTAACAGGGGCTGGTCGCGAGTTTTATGCCGCAGATGCCAAGCAAGCTGAAACCAGCGCAAGAATTAATTTTCGTTGGTTCCCCATTGATTTAAGCCTCTTATACCAATGCCGCATTTTATGGGATGGCAGAACCTACAATATCCAATCGGTAGAAACCGACATAACAGGGCGTCAAGAGTGGCGGTTACGCTGCAAAGATGGCGTTAATCAGGGGCTTTAAGATGGCCGCAAAATTCGATTTCAGTCTCATTGGCTTAAAAGAAGTTAAAGCCAAAATGAACAAGGTTAGCCAAACCGTGCTTGATACGGGGACACGTACCGCGCTGCGCAAAGCCGCTGGCATAGTTAAAAAAGCGGCTCAAGAAAATTCGCTCAATGTGGACGATCCTAAAACAGGTAGGCGCATTCGCGACAACGTCACACTGCAGTTTGCTAGCCGGCTATTTCAACGCGAAGGCGTGATCATGTATCGAGTGGGTATCGCCACTAATCGCGGACGTATTCCAACCCCGAACGCCGACGAGGGTGCGCGCGGTAATACTCCACACTGGCATTTAGTCGAGTTCGGTACCGAACACGCTCAAGCACAGCCATTTATGCGCCCAGCACTGGCCAATAACATCAATCAAGTGATCGGCCGTTTTACGGTTGAATTTGATAAAGAACTCGATAAGGCACTTTCATGAGTATGGCGCCCATTTTTGTCGTGTGCCGAGCAAGCACTGCGGTAACTGATTTACTCGGTACCAATCCCACAAGGCTTTATCCATTTGGCCAAGCACCGCAAAACGTAGCCAAACCTTATGCGGTTTGGCAGGTGATCGGGGGTAGCCCTGAAAACTATATCTCAGGCCGACCCGATACCGACACTTTTGCACTGCAAGTTGATGTGTATGCCGATTCAGGAAATTCGGCTAATGATGTGGGTGATGCAATTCGCTTCGCCACTGAATTAGAGGCGCATACCACCAATTACAACGGTGACAGTCGCGACAAAGAAACAGGCAATTATCGTCACAGCTTTGACATCGATTGGATAGTCACACGCTAGCCCACTAAAACCATTTCATAAAACCAAAAGCCTCTGCAACCGCAGGGGCTTTTTTGTATCTGCCGCAAGGCTATTGTTAGGAGCACACACATGAGTATGAAAACACAGGGCACCCAGCTCTATGCAATCGATCCGGCAGATGATTCCATTTTAGGCGTCATCGCGGTGACCAGTATTGATGGCATTGACAGCCCAGTTGATCCAATCGAAACCACCCCATTAGAAGCCATGGCCCGTGAGTTTGTGGCAGGTTTGAAATCACCTGGCGCGGCCACGTTTGGTATCAACATCGACCCACGAATTCCAAGCCACCTACGCCTGCACCAAATTAAAACCGCAGGTACAACCATTAAGTGGGCGATTGGTTTTAGTGATGCTGTTGGTACTCCGCCAACTGTCACCACTAAAGAATTCACCTTACCCACAACCCGTACTTGGATCACCTTCGAAGGTTTCATGACGGCCTATCCATTTACGTTTGCACAAAACGATGTGGTTAAGTCCACTATCGGCATTCAGGTATCAGGCGATCCGATTCTAGTGCCTGCCGCCGTAACGCCTTAATCATAGGCACGCCTGATTAACTTAAATTAAGCCCACTAAATCGTGGGCTTTTGCTCAACCGTCTTAACTTAATCCTAAAGGAAAAATCATGGAATTAAGTGTTGCTAGCCTTATTCAGTCTGGTTCCTATTCTCCCGCAAAGCCAGAACTCCGCGAAATTTCGTGGATCAACCAAAAGGGCGAAACCTGTACCGCAGCAGTATTCATCCGTAAAAAGTCATTCGCCACGGCCAACATAGAAGCCAATAACTACCACAGTGGTATTGATTCACTCACCTCGCGCATTGTGTCCAGTATTGTAGATGAAAGCGGTAAACCATTGTTTGAAATAGACGACATTCTAGGCAATGACGCCCATGGACCAATCTGCGACTCACTCGGTATGGCACTTATTGGTGCAATTAGCGAAGTGAACGGTTTAGGACTTAAACCTGACCCAAAAGCCTTACCGCCGACGACGAATTCTGGCACGAACTCGTCCTCGCAGGCGTTGGCGGACGAACCATCGAAGAAGCCCAGCAAAACCTCACGCACCGAGAAGTCATCAACTGGATCGCCTACCGAGCAAAGTTCGGCCCCTTAAGCCTTCAAGCACGGCAAGAACGCATTGCCGCAGCGCAAATGCACCACCTCAATATCATTCACGGCGGCAAGGCAGATCTTGAACACTTCATGTTGTTCAGCCAGTTGGATGAAGCGCCGCAGCAAGAAGCCACCGTTGACGATGTTCTTATGATGCTCAAAGCCAGCGCCATCAAAAAGTAATTCAAATTAGTAGCAATAAGGCCAAGGACGGCCAACCCAATACAGTAAAACCAAAGTCCTTAAACCAAGCAGGAATACCCATGGCAAATAAGTCACTCGGCACACTAACGCTAAACATGGTTGCCGAAACGGGCAGCTTTGTTGAAGGTATGAGTAAAGCTGAGCGTGCATCATTAAAGGCTGAAAATGCGACAGCCAGAATGGTGAAACAGATTGATCCGCTGATATCACAGCTATCTAGCATAGAAGTTCAGCAGCGCCGTCTTGCAGAGTTAAATGATAAGGGAATATTTAATGGTCGTGAGTTCGAGATCTTATCGGAACGCTTAGAACAAACTAAAAATGCCACGTATGAGGCAAACTCGGCTTTTGCAGATCAATACAAGCAGATCAACCGAGTCGTCAGCCAGCTAGACCCTGCAATCGCTAAATATGCCGAATTAGACAACATGCAAGCGCGGTTATCTGAAGGCGTAAAAGTGGGCGTTATCAGTGGAGAAGATTTCACAAAATATAATGCTCAGCTATCAACAATGCGTGAAGAGTATGACCGGGCATATACCGCATCAGGTCGGCTGCAATCTGCTCAGCAAAAAGAACAAGCTGAACTGCAAGGGCTATTGCGTCAGTTAGATCCAGTAACAGCAAAACTGGCAGAGTTAGAATCTCAAAATACTAAACTATCAGCGGCCTTCGCTGCAGGTAATATAGATAAGGGACAATACGATAGCGCAATAGTAAAACTTAACCAAATGCGCTCGGCCATTGATGGCACAACAGAAGCGCAAATGAAGGCTGAGGCGGCAACCAAGCAACAGCAGTCTGAACTGCAACGACTGCAGCAAAGACTTGATCCTGTCATCTTTGAAATTCGCGAGCTCGATAAAGCGCAAGAGTTATTAAGATCTAGCTCAGCCAAAGGCTTAATAAATTCATCTGAATATGACCTTTACTCTAAACGTTTAGCAAAAATGCGGAGTGAAGTTGGAAATACAAGCATTGAGTTTGATAAAAATGGTTTGTCAGCTAAGCAAATGTCATTCGCTTTGCGCGGTATCCCTGCTCAGTTTACCGATATCGCCGTATCGCTCCAAGGTGGTCAAAACCCATTAACAGTATTCTTGCAGCAAGGCGGTCAGCTAAAGGATATGTTTGGCGGTGTTGGCCCTGCAGCTAAAGCCATGGGCGGCTACATACTGGGATTAATTAACCCATTCACCATTGCAGCCTCTGCGGCTGGCGTAATGTCGCTGGCGTATTATCAAGGCAGTGTTGAGTCAGATAGGCTACGTAATGCATTAATACTGACGGGCAATTCTGCAGGTACCACTTCAAGCGAATTGATGGAATCCGCCAAGCGTATTGATGCCATTAGCGGCACTCAGCGCCAAGCAGCCGCAGCGCTCGCAGAAGTTGCTAATACAGGGAAATTCTTCGGTGACCAGATTGAGCTGGTAGGTCTTGCAGCAATAAAAATGGAAAATGTCACCGGCAAAGCCGTCGCCGATACGGTAGCCGAGTTTGCTAAACTTGCTGATGATCCAGTTAAAGCCGCCGAAGAACTCAACAAAAAATACAACTTCCTCACTGCATCTGTGTATGAGCAAATTGTGGCGCTTAAGGAAGCGGGTAAAAGCACCGAGGCATCAAACTTAGCATTTAAGGCTTATAGCGACGCTATTGGTGACCGTACTAGCGATATTACTTCCAACCTTGGTTATATCGAGCGCGGTTGGAAAGGTCTTAAAAGTGCTGCCGCAGAGGCTTGGGATGCCGCTGCAGGTGTTGGTCGCCCTGAAACGCTTAATGATAAGTTAGCCGAAAATGCACAAAAAATTCTTGAACTAGGTGCAATGGGCAAAGGTTCTGGTGGTGAAGCTGATCGCCGTGCTGCTCTAATGAAAGTCTTGCAAGATGAAAATAAACAAATCAGAGATCAAATTGATCTTGAATCTAAAAGAGCAAAGCAAGAGGCTGAACGCGCTAAGATCAATCAGCAATCAATCGAGGCCCAGCGTGCCATTGCCAAGGTGACCGATGAAACCCTTACCAATGAGCAAAAGCGCACCAAGGCAATAAAAGAATATAACGACAATATCGAAAAGGTGCGGAAGGGCGACGCTAATAGTGCTTTGCTGGATCCTGAAAAAATTAAACGTGATCTCGCCTCGATAGAGGAAAAGTTTAAAGACACCGCTAAAAAGACCAAAGCCTTTGCTGACGATGCAGCAACCACATACCTCATGCGTTTGCGCGAAACTCAAGCAGGCTTACAAAGTCAGCTAGAGTCAAATATCAAGCTTACTCAGTCGCAAAAAGAGTTAGTGCAGTTTGAGCAGCAAATCGCCGATATCAAAAACAAAGATGTACTTACCGTACAACAAAAAAGTTTGTTAGCGGAACAATCAGTGATCCGCGCTCAACTCGAAAAGAACGTTGCACTCGATGAAGAACTTAAAAAGCGTAATGAATTTATCCGACTGCAAAGCTACAGTGCCAATCTCACTGCCAACCTAGCCGCAGAACAACAGCGCAACGCCGATAAACTTGCCACCTTTGGCCTTGGTGACAAAGCACAACAACGCTTAGGTGATCGCCAAGGGATTGAGCGAGATATCGAGCGCGCTCAGGGTAAAGCGTTATCAGATAACCTCGCTGGCCGAACTACCGACGAAGAGTATCAGCAACAGCTTGCTATGTTGAAAGACAACCTCACCGCACGCTTGGCCGTTCAGGATGAATACTATTTAGCCCTCGATGCTAAGCAAGCCGATTGGACTAACGGTGCCCGTTCATCAATGCAAAACTACATTGATGCCGCAGCTGACATGGCAGGCCAAACCAAAACCCTCATGGATGGGGCTTTTGGTGGCATGACCGACGCGCTTACCGATTTTGTAATGACGGGTAAGGCTGACTTTGCCGGGCTCGCTAAATCCATCATTGCGGATATTGCCAAAATTGCCATGCAAAAAGCCATTGCAGGTATGGCGAGTAGTATTTTTGGTGGATTCTCTGAAGGTGTTGCTGTCGGTGATAGCGGATTCTCATCCGGCGGTTTTACTGGCTTTGGTGGGAAATACGAGCCTGCAGGTATTGTTCACAAAGGCGAGGTCGTTTGGTCGCAGCGTGATGTTGCAGCAGCTGGCGGCGTGGCCACAGTGGAAGCCATGCGCAAAGGCAATAAAGGCTACGCCAATGGCGGCATAGTTGGCGGCGCAGCCTATAACGGCGTGCCAGCCTCGGCAACGGCTGGCGCTGGCGTGGTGCATGTTGAGGTCAACATTGATCAAAGTGGCAATGCCACAACCAAAGCCGATACCCCTGCCTTAAGTCAGTTCGGCAGCGAGCTGGGTAAATTTGTCGAGCAAAAATATCGAGAGCTATTGGCGAAGGATTTACGCCCTAATGGTCAAATTGGCCGCACTATGGCTGGAGGTTATCGCTAATGACGCAGACATTCACTTGGGTACCCGATAATGGCGCTACTGGCGATACCCAATATCGCACCCGCACCGCACAGTTTGGCGATGGTTATAGTCAGGCAGTTGGCGATGGTATCAACAGTAAAGTTCAAAGCTGGCCACTAACGTTTACAAAAAATAAAGCCATGGCTGAAGCGATCACCGCATTCCTTGATGATCACCAAGGCTTTAAGGCTTTTGAGTGGACGCCACCCCTCGGTACCGCCTCACTGTGGAAAGTGACTCAGCAAACAAACACCCCGCTAGGTGGCGGCATGTACCGCATCACCGCTACTTTTGAACAATCATTTCATCCTTAACACTTCGCTATCGGACGTAAACACATGGCATTTGAAACTATCAGTCTTGGCACCCAGCCAGCAGGCACAGGTGGAGATACCGCCCGTACCGCTTTTGAAAAGGTTAACCGCAACTTTATAGCCGCCGATGTACTCGCCGCAGCCATGTCACAAGCGCAGTTTGAAGCAATACGGGCTCAAAACAATGAGCAATTCGCAGCAAGTGGATTTGTGCATTTTGGTCAGCAAGTAATAGCTAATGCAGTTAACGAAGGATTAACTACTAGCGTCACAGTACCCAATAATCTTTGGATGGGTATTCACGATGCTGCGTCAGGACGTGGTGGTAAATCTAAAACTAAAAATCCTTTATTAAATTTCGCTGGCGTTACTTTTTATATTGATAGGTTAGCTCAAACATATGAGTATTTAAATACCATTAAATTTCCTCAAGCTCCAGATGGCAAAACTGTTTATAACAAAACTACTGGTGTAGTAACGAATTATGCTACTGCGGCCCTCGCTTTTGCTGCTGCCGCTGCTGATACGGTTAATTTAGAAGTAGTTACTGACCGTGTGGATATGTGGGGTTTTGAAGCATTCTTAGAAGAAGTAAATACAACTAATCCGTATGTTTATCCAAATGGCTTGATTCAATCCCAAGCTACAACTATGGATGGCATTGCTACTTCGGCCAGTGCTCGCCCAGTAACTTATTATGCTGTGTTTGATGGTGATACTGGTTCAAAAGGCAAAGGTTTAAATTACTTTGTTTTGAGTGATGCTAATAAAAAGAAAGTATTATCTAATTCTAATAATAACTTATATTACTTAGATGATGGGAGATTAGTTCAATGGCGGTTGCGTCAAAGAACATTTGTAGGGCCTTTGAATGGTGACTGGAGTTATTATGATGTCAGTACTACTATGGGTAACCCACTTGGATTTTCTTCCACAACAGCAGGAGTAAGACCACAAGGAATATCCAATACTAAGGTTGATACTGTAAGAAATCAGTATTTTAGTAGTGTGCCTACTAATGCTGCAGTTTTACGTAATGATAGTTTAAATCTTACTGGGCTATATAGTGTAAGAAACCATTCAGACGCTAATGCTACAAACATAGAAGGTAAGTGTTACTTCCTTGTCTGTGGAACAGTCAATAGGCTGAACCAAGGAGCTTATCATCCTAGTTTTAACCCTAGTGGCACTGCTTCTTGGACCTCTGCCCAGCAACCATATTGGGCATGTACTTGGGATAATAAGGACACTAGAACAAAATTAAGTGGTGAGCCAACTAACACCGCCGGCTGCTTTACAGGTGCCCTTGGAACGTCAAATGGAGGTTTTGGTAATATAGGAACAAAATCTTATGATGGGTATAATCACCCGGATAAGCGTTTCTACGATGCTATTTATGCTGATGGCCAAGGCGGTGTGTGTCGAGATATGCGCTACTCTGCAAATGGGGTTGATTTAGTTGATTACGCTGAGGCTGACCAAAGAGTTAAGAATGGTACTTGTCGTGGGTTTGAAAATATAGGTACTATTAAAGCTTTTGTTAATAATAAATTAGTAAAAGGCCCTTCCAGTGGTACTGTTTTTAAAATAGCTAAAGCAGATATTACTGGTGACATGTCTTGGGTGACTTCTACATCTTATAATAATTTACAACCATGTAACGGAGCTCTAGTTGTTGATGGGGTTAGTCATATAGTTGAAAGTATTTCTAACGATATAGGTAATAGTTGGTGGTGGCTGTACTGTAGGTCTAATGGTGTTGCTACTACTGGAATGTCAGTTTATGGGTGTATAGGTCCGTATATAACATTATCAGTAGGTGGCTCGTTTCTCCAAACAGACGTAATTGGTGATCCTGCAAATATTCTAGCAACTCCACAATTAGTTAATGGGTGGTACGGAAGTTGGATTCCTGAAATTCCAGATGGAATTAAGGATAATTTCCCTCTCTCCAGAAAATATGTTGGTTCAGGGGCTGATATATTAAGGACTTTAACAATAAATAATGGAGTTAGTTTTAGCAGTGGGCTTATTACTCTAAGCTCGCCAGCACTTAGTCAAACTCAGTTTGATAATATGCCTGCTAATCAAATTACACTATACCAATATAAGGCATTTGCTAAGCAAACTGAGAATGCTGCTAATGCTGTGGTCTATGGGGGTAATTTAGGCGTTGGACAGGTATTTGCCACGAGTGACTCTTTCCTTCCTGCTCAGAATCGTGGAACTCTTCTAAAAGAGTCACTTACTGGTGGCACGAAAGGCATCGGTGCTGCATATACAAATGGGGCCGTGCAAGTTCTTAGTGTCAAACAGCTAACGATGAGTTCAGATAAACTGTTGAGTGGTCGTGCTGCCTATGACGTTAAACATGATGAAATAGTTATTGATGGTAATACTACAATTAATGGAGTAAAGGCCCTTAGCTATAACGTCAATCTAAATCAGCAAGCGTTTATACAGTATGCTTACACTGAGCTTAAGCACAATGGAACGAACTGGGGTGATGATGGCAAGGTGACAATTGTCGATAACCAATCCACTAAAACGGACTTAAACGGTAATACTGTTTTAGTGGGTACAGCTAAATTAAAAGAGCCCATCGGCTGGATTAAAAACAAGGTGTGACCATGAATTTAACGATGTTTTACGAACTCGATGATGCGGGTTCGCCTGTGCTCGATGAGCACAAACAGCCAATAATTCGCCATCGGCCAGAGTCAAAAACTCTGGCCGATGTGCTTTTGGTCACCCGCTTACATGCCGCCAACCTAGCAATGCACCATGTGATAGATACGTTTATCGAACTGTACGGTGTCACGCTGCAATGGGATTGGTTTACTCAGTATCAGTCATGGCTTGCACGTAAGGCAGATGCCGAGCTTAATGCGCCAGCGCTACCGATAGAAACCCAAGATCAACAAGCGATTGAACGTCCATTATTTGCTGAGCCTGAGCCTGTTCGTCCTGAACTTAAAACGATTGATCAATATCGCGCCGAAGTATTGATTGATGGTATCAGCATTGGTGAATACCTATTCCGCACCCAACGGTCCGCAGCGGTTAATTCAATTACTGTTGAAGTCGATGGACTGGTGTTTGATGGTGACGAACAATCACAGCGCAGAATGCTGGCTGCAATTCACGCTTCTGAAGATGCAGGAATTGAAAGCACTATTTGGCGCTTAGCAGATAACACCGAAGCAGCCGTCACTGTAGAGCAAATTCGCAAGGCGCATTCATTGGCGATTATCGAGCAAGGTAAACTCTGGACTAAAGGTGCCGCCGATGCTTAGTGCCGATATTCAAACCCTCGAACCGGGCAATGAGGTTATTCTCTATGAAATCGATGGTACCGCCTTTGGCGCCGATATCCTGCGCTTTCATGCCCAAAATATTCCTTACTCAGATGCGGACCTTAATCAACCAAATTTACCCGCGCGGATCATTCATTGGCAAGGCGAACAGTACAGCGCATGGCCAGCACAGTTAGAAGGGGTGGAAGTTAACTCCGATGGTTCACCCAGCACGCCAACACTAACTGTTGCCAACATCGATGGCAGTATCAGTGCCCTGTGCTTGTATTTTCAGAACATGGAACAAGCCAAGGTTACGATCCGCCGAACACTGGCTAAATACCTTGATGCGGCCAACTTTCCCAGTGGCAATAGCGAAGCGGATCCAACGCAAGAAGCGGTAGAGATTTGGTATGTTGATAAAAAGGTGAATGAGGATAATGTCGCCGTCACTTTTGAGCTCTCAAACCCTGCTGACTTGTCAGGCCAAAAAATCGGCCGACAAATGACTGCTTATTGCTCATGGTGTCAACGCGGTGAATATCGCGGCGCCGATTGTGGCTACACAGGTGAAGCCATGTTTACCGAAGATGACGAGCCGACTGATAACCCCGCACTAGATCAATGCTCGGGCACGATAGCAGGTTGCACTTTACGATTCGGCGAAAACGAAGAATTACCCCACGGTGGATTCCCAAGTGTAAGGCTGATAAGGTGATAAGTAACATCAGTAATAGTATTTACTGGTTAATTCGAATTGTTTTTAAGAATTATCTCGAAAGCATGTATTATTTCATCTAACTCAGCGTTGCTTGTTATCCTCTTAAGTTCTTCAATTAAATCTGAATTAATGTGAAAGTAATCAATCGGAACATTAAAGAAAATTGATGCTTTTGTTAGTACCTTTTTCGATGGCTCTTTTTTTCCATTTTCGATTAATGAAAGATACGATGTTGTTATATCAAGATTTGTTGCAGTTTCGGCTAAGGTGTATTGATTTTTTATTCTTAAACCTTTTAATTTGTAGCCTGGGTATGTATTGCTATCTGATTTCATATAATTTCCTAAAAATTTTAAAGGTTGAATTATAAAGCTTTAACCCTGCCTTGAAGTGTGGTGAACTAATGTTGACCACATAAGAGCGCAACATTTAAAGATACATGACTGTTCTCTAAAGTAGGTTAATGATTTGTTGAATTCAGACGCAAGTTTTTCTTTGGCTACGCTCTTTTTTGCCACCACAAGCTTAAACTTGGGCTTTGAATTTTGGACCGAATTATCACAATCTAGTAGCATTGTGTGCAGGCTTTCAGTTATAGCTATATTTACGCTATAAGCGTTATAGATAATTGCCATTTCACGATTTACTGTTGTCATAAATTCGTTCCGTTTTCAAAATTGATAACTTGTTGATTGTTTAACTTCAAAGAACAAATTTCCATCTCTTTCTTTGAACAAAAAAGTGACTGCTTCACTTTTTCGCAATACGGTCAATATTTAGATGATTGAGTTTTTCTCATTCATAATAAATACCCCATTAGAAAATACCTTTTGCATTATTATCATAGACAGTAGTTTATGTAGCTGTCACACCTACATTTTCTGAGTTAATTTAAAAAGTTAGTTAATAATACCAAATTGGCTGTTTCAGTTTTATCAGTGACTGTACCACTGCATTTTTGTTTTACACCTCCCAAATGACATCAATATCTTTAATGTCGGTTGAGGAGAGAGTGATCTGTATGCTTGCAAGGCATACACAGAAGGTTGTGCTGTACTAAGAATAAAATGTCATTAAAAGTTTAAATAACTTAAAAACTTCAATACAAAGTTGAAATACTTTGAGGTTGATATTTTTGACTTTCAGATATGATTCTAAAATCATTTTTACTTCAATCAATTTAGCTGTCATTTCTGAATCGTTATTCTTTTCGGATACTTCAATCAATCTCTCTAAAATTATTACAGCACGTTTGACTGCTTCAAAATCATCGTTAAATTTCATATTTACCTCTAAAATTTAGCGTGAAGCAGCCACATTGACTGTATGGTGTAAACAATCATGTCTAATCAACTTGGCTATACTAATTCGTTTAAAATATTAAATCAATGAAAATGTATAAAGTTTAACTATTTTGTTTTTGTTACTTTTAATCTATTGATAACTAGGGTTTTAATTTTATGAACTTAGCCATTGTCAAAGATTTTACTCAGCATGCGGCCAACTGCTACCCCAATGAATGCTGTGGACTGATCATCCTGCAAGGTAACAAGCCTTGTTATGTGCCATGCGATAACAAGGCAACCAACAAAGCCGATGAGTTTGTGATTGATCCACTGCAATATGCTGATATTGAGGAACAAGGGCAGATCATAGGTATCTGTCACAGCCACCCAGATGCGAGTAGCAAGCCTAGCCAGCGTGATATTGCCATGTGTGAAGCCAGTGGACTACCTTGGCATATTCTCAGTTGGCCTGATGGGGATTTACGCTCTATTGTGCCAACGGGTGAACGTCAACCTTTGTTAGGTCGTCCGTTTGTGCATGGGGTATGGGATTGCTATAGCTGTGTTCGCGACTGGTACCACGATGTTCAAAGCATTTTATTGCCAGACTTTGAGCGCCAAGACGGTTGGTGGGAAGGTGAGCAAGAGCTTTACCTCGATAACTTTGCTAAAGCGGGATTTGTGGCACAAACCAAGATCAATCTTGCCGATCTGCAAATTGGTGACGGCATTTTAATGCAAATTCAAAGTCAGCGAGTTAATCATGCCGCTGTTTATGTCGGCGAGGGTAAAATCCTGCACCACCTCTATGGTCGCCTTAGCCGCTACGATATTTACGGCGGGTACTGGCAGCGCAATACAAGGATGATTGTGCGTTATAAAGGTTAATTTCCTTGCCTGAAGTATCTATCGATGATTACAGTATGGGTAGATACGTCACAAGGACTCGAGATGGAAAACCTTATTGCAAATAACGCTAAATTTAATGAATGGCCTGCAAATTTTAACTTTGAAAACTGTTTGCTTAACCGCGGAGAATATGGCCAGTTTTTAGCGGACTATATTAGAGGTGAGCGCCGTGGTTTTGTGCTTAACCTTAATGGCAGTTGGGGTAGCGGTAAGACGGAGTTTCTAAAACGATTTTATTCACTCCTACTTAGCCAAAAGCATCCTGTGATTTATATCGATGCATGGGAAAGTGATTTCTCTAAAGATCCACTTACCGTTGCCGCAAGTGAGCTATTGACTCAGTTAGAATGCTTTAACAAAAAGCTGGGCTCTGTTGATAAGGTAGAAAAAGTCAAAGAAGTATTAGGTAACTTTATCAGAGGGACGTTGGTTGGTGCAGCGGCAATCGTGGCGAAGCACGCAATTGATGATGCAGGCACTGGTGTTGCCATCATGCAGCAGCTATTTACGCAAAGACCAGAAGATTTTCTTAATAAATTATCTGCAGAACACCAAGCCCAAGTTAGCGCTATCAATGAAATTAGAATAGCACTCGGGGAGTTAGCTCAAGTATTAGAGGATTGTTATGGTGCGGTATTACCTGTGGTCGTACTGGTTGATGAATTAGACCGCTGCCGCCCAAACTATGCCATTGAAATGTTGGAAGTAATTAAGCATTTCTTTAAAACGGATAATTTTGTGTTTGTAGTGGCGACTGATACAGATCAGTTGGTGCATTCGGTATCAGCTGTTTATGGTGCTAATTTTGATGCGGGACAGTATTTAAAGCGTTTTTTTGATCGCAAAGTAATCTTACCTAGCCCAGATCTTGCTAGTTACATCGCTGTGAAAGAAAAAAGAGATGTTGATGTTTACTCTAGGCTAACTATCTTCCCAATAAGACCTTATCAGGAACTTATTGACATGAAGATAAATATAATAGCCGTTTTAGCAGGCTATTATGATTTAAAAATAAGGGATATTGATCAATTACTTTATAAACTAGATTCGTGCTTACGTACTATGCAAGCAACTGGCGAGAGACAAGGCAAAGATCAGTTGATTTGCTTCCCAGCATTGGTTATCGGTTTAATTGAGTTTGATAAAGGCTTGGATAGCTTTAAATTGCGCTCTCAAACAAAACCTGATGATATTTCTCTTTACCGCAAGACAGAAGACGAAATTTTCGGTGGGATGACAATGACTGACTTCGTACATCATTGCATGATGAGCACGCAAGTTAAATCGACAACTAAAACTGGAAGCTTTGATCGTCGATATACTACCGTAGAGATCCAAGGTTTTTCAGACTTAAGCGATATGATAAATGATAGGGAATACACAAAACGTTCTAACTGGGCAAATGAAATGAGCGCAAATTTAAGTTTATTTGATCATGCTGCTGATGCAACGCAAAAATATTGGCTCTGGGATAACTACAAAAAAGTGATCGAGTTAGCGGGTAATATTGAGTAAAAATTTGCTCAAATGTCTGTATTAAAAAGCTAACTTAAATTTGATTGCCGCAGCAAAGCAAAGTCATTATCCTGTTATAACAATGCGGGTAAAGCCGTAGACATTACACGTTCATTAAAGCCACCTCTTCAGGTGGCTTTTTTATTGCCTAAAATTCATGCTTTCGCGGAAACACCATGAGCACACAGACCACTATCAAGCTATCAGGATCCTTGGCGGCTAAGTTCGGACGCATTCACCAGCGTCTACTCGAAACGGGGACCACAAATGAAGCCTTTAGCGCCTTAAAAAATACCCTGCATGGATTTGATCTGTTTATTAAAGAACAAGCAAAGCTTGGGCTGCGCTATGCCATTTTTAGAAATGGACATAATACGGGTACCGATGAGTTTGATTTAGCAGGTACGACTGAAATTCGTATTGTCCCTGTCATTGGTGGCAGCAAGCGTGGCGGAATTCTGCAAACTATTCTCGGTGCCGTGATGATCGTCGTTGGTGCTTATTTTGGACAAGGCTGGCTAGTGCAAGCGGGTATTGGAATGGTCGCTGGTGGCGTGGTGCAAATGCTCTCACCGCAAGCGAAAGGACTGAAGGGTAGGGAAGCCGCAGAGAACGCTCCCAGTTATGCCTTTGGTGGCGCAGTTAACACCACTGCGGCTGGAAACCCCGTCGGCATTGGTTACGGTAAGCGCCGCATTGGTGGCGCAATTATTAGTGCAGGCATTTATGCCGAAGATATTGCAACCAGTAAACGCCCAATTCAATCGGGTGGCACTAATGGTGGCAGTCAACAGGAGCAATAATCAGCATGAGTATTCCTGCATTAAATCAACAACTGACTATTCATGGTGCTAAAGCGGGTGAAGGTGAGCAGCGTACGCCTGTCGAATCACCTGATGATCTGCGCTCAATTGCAAAAGCTAAAATCTTACTGGCGATCGGTGAAGGGGAGTTTGACGGCCAATTATCGGGCCAGAATGTCTTTTTAGATGGCACGCCACTACTTGATCCCAATGGCGCCGAAAACTTCCCCGGGGTGATTTGGGACTTTCGCCCAGGTACTGCGCATCAAACTTACATCCCCGGACTGCCATCTGTTGAAAACGAGGTGGCCTTAGGTATTGAGTTAAAGTCTGATCAGCCTTATACCCGTGCCATCACTAACTCATTACTCTCTGCTGTACGTGTGCGCTTTCGCTGGCCAGCACTGCAACAACAGCTCGATAACGGTGATGTAAACGGCTATCGAATTGCATACGCCATTGATCTGTCTACTGACGGCGGCAGCTATCAAACCGTGTTAAGCACAGCGGTGGATGGTAAAACCACCCAACCCTACGAGCGCAGCCACCGCATTGATTTACCAACAGGCAATAACTGGCAAATCCGTATTCGCCGACTTACCCCAAATCAAAACAACAATCGTGTCGCTGATTTAATGCAAATCGCGGCGATCACCGATGTTATTGACCGCAAGCTAAAGTACCCCAATACGGCACTGCTCTATGTCGAGTTTGACGCCAGCCAATTCCAAAACATCCCAGTGATATCTTGCGAGCCCTTTATGCGCAAAGTAAAGGTGCCCACTAACTACAATCCACTGACTCGTGATTATGCTGGCGTGTGGGATGGCAGCTTTAAAATTGCATGGACCGATAATCCAGCATGGGTGAGTTACGACATCATCCTCGATGATCGCTTTGGCACTGGTCGCAGGATTAATGCTGCGCTGGTGGACAAATGGGAGCTTTACCAGATTGCACAGTATTGCGATCAGCTGGTTCCTGATGGCAAAGGCGGTATGGAGCCGCGCTATATTTGCAATATCTACATTCAGCAAGCTACTGAAGCGTGGCAGGTATTGCGCGATTTAGCGTCTATCTATCGCGGCATGACTTATTGGTCAAACGGCCAAATGTACTCAGTGGCCGACATGCCACGCGATATGGATTACATTTATAACAATAGCAATGTGATAGACGGCAAGTTTAGCTATTCATCCAGCAGCGAAAAAGTTAAATACACTCGAGCATTAATCAGCTGGGATAACCCTGATAATGCTTATGAATCCGATGTTACCTCTGTATCAGATCAACCATTACAGCGCCGCTATGGCGACAACGTAATCGAATTATCGGCCTTAGGTTGCACCCGCGAATCAGAAGCGCAGCGCCGCGGTAAGTGGGCAATTTATACCAATAATAATGACCGTGCGGTCAATTTTAAAGTGGGAATGGATGGCAGCATTCCATTACCTGGTTTCGTTATCGGCATAGCAGATCAATTGATTGCAGGCAGTCGGATTGGTGGGCGAATCTCGGCGGTTAATGGCAAACAGATCACTTTAGACCGTGCGGCCACCATTGCGGTTAATGATCGGCTCATCATGAACTTACCCAGCGGTAAAGCACAGGCGCGTACCATCGAGGCTATAAATGGCCGCGTGGTGACGGTAACAACGGAATACAGTGAAACTCCATTACCGCAGCTGTTATGGTCGGTTGAGTCAGACGAGCTAAAGCTGCAACAATTTAGAGTGCTGCGCGTAGCCAAAGCAAATAGCGACAGCATTGAGTACGAGATCACCGCAGTTGAGCATAACCCAAGCAAATATCCGTATATCGATACAGGCGCACGGTTAGAAGAACGCCCTATAAGCAAGCTGCCGATCGGTGCACAAGAAGCGCCAGCTACTGTCACCATTTCACAGTCCGTATTCACCGAGCAAACACTCTCGGTTACCACTATGACTATTCAGTGGGCGACAGCGAAAAATGCGGTTGCTTATGAAGTGGAATGGCGCAAAGACTCTGGCGAGTGGATAAAACTGCCAAAAACCAGTAGCACATCAGTTGATATCCGTGGCGTTTACACCGGGCAATATATTGCGCGGGTTAGGGCGATCAACTCTGTCGATGTTTCGTCGGTACCAAAGGCATCAGCGCTGACCAATATCACAGGTAAAACTGGCTTGCCGCCAGCAGTCGCGTCATTTACTGCTACGCCGCTAGTGTTTGGCATTGGCTTAAATTGGTTGTTCCCTGCAGGTGCAGAAGACACGCTTCGGACCGAGCTTGAGTACGGGCCCAATAACAGCGAAAGCGGCATGATTAAATTGGGTGATTTTGCTTATCCAATTGCAACTCACACCATGACGGGATTAAGTGCAGGCGCTAATTTTTGGTTTAGGGCTCGGTTAGTCGATCGCACTGGCAACGTGGGGCCGTGGTCAGGATTTATCAGCGGACAATCATCGACAGACCAATCTCAATATGATGCGTATTTCAGCGAGCGCATTACATCTTCAGCACTAGGGCAAGAACTACTCAGTGAAATAGAACTGATCCCGCTGATAAAAATTGAAACTGACAAAATTCCTGATATTGAAATCAGTATTACTGATACTCAAACTCAAATTCAGCAAATGCAGGCTGAAATTGCTGATATAGCGGGTGCACCAGACTGGGACAATACTGCTAGTTATTTAACTGGACAACTAGTTAAATATCAAGGAAAGCTGTACTCAGCCAAGCAAACAGTACCAGCAGGAACGCTGCCTACAAATACAACATACTGGACTAAAATAGGTGAATTTTCATCTTTAGGTGAAGCGGTATCTGCGTTAACTGTACGAGTTGATAGCGTTGAAAACTCAATAGAGACTATTGATGGTCAGCTAGTATCGCAAGCATCGCGGCTGGATGGGATATTCGCTTTAGTAAATCCACCACTAGCAGGTGACATCAGTTGGAACGCCGGATCTACAGTTGTCTTTGCTGGCGTTTGGTCTGAGCAATATGCAAGGGCAACAGCTGATGAAGCATTAGCTAAGCGCATCGATACAGTTTCCGCATCAGTAGGTGATACACAATCGGCAATCTCAATTGAACAATTGGCCAGAACTACTGCAGATGAAGCATTAGCCTCGCAAATCACCACTGTTTTTGCAGTATCAAATAATAATTCAGCAATAATTAAAGAAGAGCAAATAGCGCGAGCCGATGCCGATAGCGCATTAGCAACACAGATAACCACTGTTCAGGCCTCGGCGACTGCCGCTAACTCTGCGGCATCAACTGCGCAAAGTGCCGCAAACTCAGCCGCTCAAGCTGCTGCCGATGCTGCAGGTTTAGCGGGTACCAAAGGCAAGGTGCTGATCCAGTCTACGGCCCCTGTAGCAGCTGATCGCTTAGCGCAAAACTTGTGGATTGATACGACTGGCAATGCCAACACACCTAAGCGTTGGAGTGGTTCAGCATGGGTTGCCGTCACTGACAAAGCCGCGACCGATGCCGCCAGCGCCGCAGCTGCTGCCCAAGCCGCCGCGAACGCAGCCCAACAAGGTGTTACGCAAAACGCTGCAGCGATTCAAACCGAGCAAACAGCGCGCGCCAATGCCGATAGCGCATTAGCAACACAGATCACCACTGTTCAGGCCTCGGCGACAGCCGCTAATACTGCCGCATCAACCGCACAAAGTGCTGCAAACTCAGCCGCACAAGCTGCTGCCGACGCTGCAGGTTTAGCGGGTACCAAAGGCAAGGTGCTGATCCAGTCTACGGCCCCTGTAGCAGCTGATCGCTTAGCGCAAAACTTGTGGATTGATACGACTGGCAATGCCAACACACCTAAGCGTTGGAGTGGTTCAGCATGGGTTGCCGTCACTGACAAAGCCGCGACCGATGCCGCCAGTGCTGCCGCTGCTGCCCAAGCCGCCGCGAACGCAGCTCAACAAGGCGTTACGCAAAACGCTGCAGCGATTCAGACTGAGCAAACAGCGCGCGCCAATGCCGATAGCGCATTAGCAACACAGATCACCACAGTTCAGGCGACAGCCAATAACGCATCAGCTGCAGTTCAGCAAACGTCAACGGCTCTTGTAGCATTAGATGGCAAACTGCAAGCCATGTACTCGGTAAAAGTAGGCGTAACTGCCGACGGTAAATACTATGGTGCTGGTATGGCGATAGGTGTTGAAAACACGCCTGCAGGCATGCAATCGCAGGTACTCTTTACTGCTGATAGATTTGCCATTGTTAATCAAATCACTGGCACATCCACCATCACAACACCTTTTACGGTTCAGGGCGGTCAGGTATTTATTAATAACGCGGTAATCGGTGATGGAACTATCACAAATGCCAAGATCGGCAGTTATATCCAATCAACAAACTATGTTGCAAACTCGATTGGCTGGAAGCTTGATAAAAATGGGCTTTTTGAGATAAATGGTTATCAAGCTGGACAAGGGAGAATGAGAATTACCAATGAAAGAATCGATGTCTATGACGCAGCTGGCACACTTAAAATCAGACTTGGCAAACTTATATGAGTTATGGATTAGCGCTTTACGCTCAAGATAGAACCATAGATATCACCAGCGGATGGTATCCAATGGCATTTAAAGGAACAATTGAGTTTACAGTAAAATATCTATCTGCCGCAGATGTTGTACAAGACTTTGTCATACCCAATGGCTGCAGGCTGTTTATTCAGCCTGCTGGCGCCGCTGTCAGGCACACCTCTTATGTTAGCTTTGGTAGCACTGTTTACACGGGTTACATTGTTAGCAGTAAGTGCGACGGTGGAAGGGTAACGCTATCACAAAGCCTTTGGTATGGCGGCGCAGACTCCACGCTAAATAACTCGGTAGTAAAATTTAATGTTTATGCGTATTACCCTGTTGCCAATGTTCCAGATAACTACGGGATCTTATTTGCTGACGGAGGTGTCGCGGTGGCCTTATCAAATGCTAACCGCTTAAACGTAGAAAGATTTAAATACACAATTACCAATGCAGATAGAGAAATAGATGTTTCAACCGCGATTGCATCAACAGAACCGCCTCCAAGTGTTTATGTCAGCGATACTGGTTACAACGCCATGGCATCTTACGTTTATTCAAGTGGCGGATATTGGCGCGTTAAGTGTTTAAGAGCAGGAGGTTTGTATAATGTTGGCTCGACGTATAATGACGAACCGCCAAGATCTGGCACAGTTAAAATTATCGCCTTTGGTTCACCCTTGCAAACTCTTCCAAGCTGGGGTTTAGCGTTTTATGGTGACGATGGCGGCGTGGCATTCAGTTCAGCAAACCCACCAGAAATGCCAAGAGGCTATCTCATCTCACCTACGCCATTAGCAAATCCACCAGGCTCAGCTGGTTGGCATGCGATCGGCGATTCAAATCCGCAGCAATTCCCAAACTTCGCCACAAAAAAACCGATGTATCAGGCCAGATTGATTGGAGCAGCAAAGCTAAGTTTTACTCCTTTCCCTGTCGGAATTTGGCTTAAGTCAGATGGGACTTTTACTTGCGGAGTGTTGACCAAAGGAGCTGGCAGCATGCCTGTTGGGGGTAGTGCATTTGGTTACTGGGGCGAATCTTCAGTTAACTCACCAATCCCTTACATACATGAAGATGATTATTTCTGA